CGCGATATCCTTGCCAGGGGGGTCTCGGTGAGAATTGGAGTTCGGGTGCCAAAAACCGACAGATATGTATGGGCGCTCGTCGACCCGGAGGACTTCGGTCGCGTCGCGCTCCGAACTTGGACGCTGAACAGTGGATACCCGGTCGCGTGCTTTCCTCATCCGACGCTTCGTCGGTGGCGTGCTGGGAAGGGATGGGACAAGCGGAGCGTGTGTGTTCAGCTTGGTCGTTTCGTGATGGGGTTATCAGTCGGAGATCCGATCCTAGTTGATCACTTGGACGGAAATCGGCTCGACAACCGGAAATCGAATCTCCGGTATGCGACACATGGAATCAACGGCCAGAACAGACGCGGCGCGAATAGGCCTCACAAGGGGACTCGACAACCTCAGTCGATACACCGGGGCGTCATGTGGGAGCCATCGTCGTCGAAATGGAGGGCCGTTGTTCGGGGGAAACATCTCGGGGTGTTCCTGGACGAGGATATCGCGGCGGAAGTAGCAAGCGCCGAACGGCGGCGCGTGATGCCGTATAGCTTTACTGATCGAGAAACATAATGGGACGCCGACCGAAGTCGACCGCTCAGAAAAAACTGGAGGGGAACCCAGGACACCGGGCGCTCAATCCAGACGAGCCGATCGCGAAGGTCGGTCTCCCTCCGGCTCCAGATTTTCTCAGAGCGGAAGAGAAGCGGTTTTATAAACGGATCGGCGACCAGCTCCTCGCGGAGAAGCGAATGGCGATCGTGTATCAGCCGACCTTTGTCGTCCTGGTTCAGGCCTGGGGGAGAGTCGCTCAGGCCTCCCGCGAACTAAAAAAAGCGAAGCCGATCGTGAAAACCTCGTCTGGCTATCCGATACAGAACCCCTGGTACGCGATTCTGTCGAAGTCCCAGGCGACAATGATGAGGGCGGCGGCTGATCTTGGCATCACGCCGACCTCTCAGAGCAAGGTTGGGACTGTGAAAAAGCCGGGGAGCGTGACGAAACTTCAGGACTTTATCGGTCGAAGAGGGAGAAAAAAGACATGATTACGAGGCGGACGCTCCTCAAGGCCACGGTCGGCGCGGCGGGAATCGCGGCGGTCCCGACAATCCAGTCGCTCAAGCTCGAACCGGACGACGCGATCGTGTTCAACTCGCCGGACCTCCTCGACGACGAAGCGCGGCGGGAGGTCGAGTTAGAACTTCGATATATCTTCGGCGAGGATCGGAAGATCATCGTCGTCGACGGAGGCGCGTTTCTCTCGAAGGTGAAGGCGTGAAGCGGCATCCACTCGACCTTGGACGCGACCACTTTCTCCACTTCTTCGGATGGGCACCCGACGATCTCCCGGCGAATGTCGAACAGTATGGTCGGCCGCTTCCAAACGTCGAGCGAGCGGGCGCTCGTGTCACTCACCCGAACCTGAAGGTTCCCGGTGAGACGTGCGATAGCGCGGTTCACTTCGATATCCCCGAGGCGATCCTAATGAGGAGCGAGAAGGATTCCCTCTGGACGGTTGTCGAGTGGGAACCACTTGCGCTCACGCCGTCCCTTCTCTGTCGGCTCTGTGGCGATCACGGGTTCATTCGGAAAGGGAAGTGGGTGCCGGTGTAATGCCTGAAAAGTTTAAGAAGTCGACTCTTCGTGAGGCCGCTCGGGTTCTTCGGGAAGACCACAAAGGGTATCCAAAGAACATAATTCTTTCTCTGCTTCTCGGGTCTGCCGCGAATGAGATCTCCGAGCTGGAGGAAGGATTGCGCCGAGTTGAATGGTCGGGATTTAACACGGCTCTCGGCGTTCGTTGTTGTCCGCTCTGTAGAGCGGCCCACAACACAAGACACGACGCGACGTGTACGTTCCGTCGATTCGAGGAATGATGACGCACACGACGACGGAGTACGCCGAACACGTTCGCGACGGAAAGATCCTCGCGTCCCGCGCTGTTCGTCTCGCCTGTGTTCGTCACCTGGGGGACCTGGAGCGCGTCGGATGGGACGCGAGCTTCCCGTACTACTTCGACGAGGACGAGGCGAACAAGTGGATCGACTTCTTCCCGACGTTCCTCACGCTCGAAGAGGGCGACGTGTTCTGGCTCGACGGCGGCGCGGACGTGGTCGGCTGGCAGAAGTTCGTCATCGGGTCGATCTTCGGCTGGCAGCATGACACCGACGAGGTTCGCCGCTTCCGACACGCCTACATCGAAACCGGCAAGGGGAGCGGGAAGACGCCGCTCCTCGCGGGGATCGGTCTCGGCGGTCTCGTGATCGACGGACACCAGGCGTCGGAGATCTACTCGGCCGCGACGCAACGGGAGCAAGCGTCGATCATGTTACGGGACGCGATCCGCATGGCGAGCGCCTCCGAAGAACTCCGCGACGTGATCACGATCGGGAAACACAATCTCGCGGTCGACGAGACGAACTCCTTCTTCCGCTCGGTCTCCTCTGAACACAAAGGCCTCGATGGGAAGCGTCCCCACTTCGCGCTGATCGATGAACTCCACGAACATCCGGACGCGATGGTCGTCGACAAGATGCGCGCCGGGTTCAAGAAAGATCCCGAGCCGCTGGAGGTCGACATCACGAACTCTGGACACGACCTCACGTCGGTCTGTTGGGAACATCATCAGCGATCGATCGACGTCCTCGAAGGGGTCGTGAAGGACGAGGCCTGGTTCGCCTACGTCTGTCACCTGGACCCGTGCGACCCGTGTTACGACAAGGGATATCGACAACCTCGGGAAGGGTGTTCAGACTGCGACGACTGGACCGACGAGGAGACCTGGCCGAAGTCGAACCCGTCGCTCCTCCTGAACATCACGATCGATCACGAATACCTCCGGAAACAGGTCGAGCTGGCGCTCGCGATTCCCTCGAAGGCGGCTCTGATTAAGCGGCTCAACTTTTGTATCTGGACGCAGACTCATCGGATATGGATCGCGCCGGACGACTGGAACGCGTGCAAGGTCGACGCGGTTTCGACCGCGAACGAGGATCGAAACGCGGCGGCGCTCGGCCTCGACCTCTCAGCGAAGCTCGACCTGACGGCGGCGGTCGTCGCGATGCGACACGAGGACACCAGCGGGCGCGACGCGGAGAAGGTCGAGATCGAATCGACCGACGAAGAGGGCGCGCCGATCGTCCATAAGCTCACCCTGAACTATGAGGTCGAACTGATTCCGTTCTTCTGGCTCCCAGAAGAAACACTAATCGAGCGCGTGAAGACGGAACGGATCCCGTATGATAGCTGGCGACAGAGAGGGTTTCTGTCGGCGACGCCTGGCGGCGTGATCGACTATGACCTGATCTATCAGACGATTGTCGGAGACTTAAAGAAGCGGTTCCGACTTCAGGCGCTTGGCTACGATCCTCGGGAGGCTACACAGCTCGCGGTTCAACTCCGCGATCGAGGTCGAGTGAATGTCGTCGAGCTTCGACAGGGACGAGCGCTCTCGGAAGCGTTCAAACTGATCGAGGTTCTTATCCGGTCGCGTCGACTCCGACACGACGGGAACGAGGTTCTCGCCTGGTGTTTCGCGAACGCGGAACCCAAGTACGACAAGTACGAGAACCTATGGATCGAAAAGCCTCAGGGAACCAAACGAATCGACGGCGCGGTCGCGTCGGGGATGGCGGTTCATCAGCTCATGCTCCTTCCGCACAGACGGAAGGGTCGACGGATCCGCGCCTCCCTCGTGACGTCGGGCGGTGTCCGGAATCTCCGCGAGGTTCCGAAGCGTGACCGACACTCCGGCAATGCGACCAAAGACGACAAGAAGAATACGTGAGAGGCTAAAGACGATCGGCGCGCCTTTCGCGACGGCCTGGCGGACGGTACGGACGCAAGAGACGATCGGACGAGAAGAGGTTCTATTCGTGGGGAGCCTGTTTCTCATAGGGTGGTCACTGTGGGACGTGTACCGACCGGCGGCGACCGGCGTGCCAGCGATCTTCCTCCTGTGGGTCGCGCTCCCTCCTCGACCTCCCTTCTTCGATCGTGAACCAAGAGAGACGAAGAAGCGGAGGGGCTAAGCGTGGGATTCCTCGGGTCACTACACAGAAGCGGACGCTACGCCTTCGGCGGCGCTGCGCCGGACGACGACACACCGGGTCTCTGGTCCGACAGTCTCACGGGTCTTCCGCAGTCGTGGATTCAGGGATTCATGGACACCGGGATCCCGATGACGCCTGAGCTGGCGATGACGTCCTCGGCGGTCTACTCGGGGATCACGTTCATGGGTCGGAACATGGCGGCGACGCCGCTCCTGTCCTACACGCGGATCCCGAGCGACACACCGACCGGCCGGTCGTCGCGACGTCGAGCGCCGGAGCTTCCGATCTATAACGTCCTCCGCAACAGACCGAACCTCGATCACACCGCGCTCGAATACTGGGAGATGGTGATCGGACACGTCCTCCTTCGAGGGAACGCCTACAGCGAGATCAAGCCGGGGTCCAGGTCGTTCGCTGATCAGATCATTCCGTTCCATCCGGACCGCGTGTTTCCCGAGCGCCTCCCGAGCGCGATCGCGGGTTCCCCTGGTCGCATCATTTACCGCATAACCGATCCGGTTCTACAGGATCGGTTCCTCACTCAGGAGGAGATGTTTCACATTCGCGGATTCATGAGCGATGGTCTCATGGGCCTGTCCCTCACGGCGGTCGCGGCGCGATCGATCGGCGGCGTGATCGCGGCCGACACGTACGCGGCGCGCTTCTTTAAGTCGGGCGCGTCGGCGTCGCTGGTCGCTCAGGTCCAGGACGAACTCGAAGACGAAGGCGAGAAGGAACTTCACCAGTCGATCAAGCGCTACCTCTCCGGCCTCGGGAACGTCGGCGGCGTCCTCATCGTCGACCAGGGAACGACGGTGAATAAGCTCGGGATCAATCCGCAGGAAGCCCAGATGTTGGCGACACGCGAACACGGCGTTCGCGAGGTCGCTCGCTGGCTCGGGATCCCGACACAGGTTCTCGCCGACGCCGGGAAAGAACCAACGCACGCCTCGGCGGAAATCTTCTCGTCCGACCTGGTGAAGTTTGCGTTCCGCCCGTTCGGCGCTCGAATCGAGCAAGCGGTTCTCCGCGACCTCATCGTCGACGAGGACGTGTTCGCCGAGTATCTGTTCGACGACCTTCTTCGCGGCGACCTCAAGGCGCGGTCCTCGTTCCTCCAGCTCGCGATCTTTACCGGCTGGATGAATCGAGCGGAGGCTCGCGAGATCGAGAACATGGTTCCCGGTCCGGAGTCGCTGGAGGAGTTCCTTCAGCCGACGAATATGATGATGGCCGGAACGGAGCCGGGGGGCTCCAGCTCGAACGGCGGGAACCCAGGCGGGAACGGGAACCCGAACCCGACACAGGGGCAACTCACAACCGGCGAGCGCGCCGAACAGCTCCGCTCAACTCACGGCGTTCGAGAGACACTGTTCGCGCTCGAGCTGGCGTCGCGTGTCGTGAACCGCGAACTGACGCAAGTGAAGAAGGCGGCGCGAAAGTTCTCAAAGGACGGCGTCGCCTGGTCGGGCTGGCTCCGCGAGTTCTACGGCGGACACGCGGAGTACGTGTCCGAGACGCTGAAGGTTCCGATCTCTCAGGCTCGCGAGTACGCGGCGCGCCAGGGACTCGTACTCGAAGACAAAGGGATCGCCGCCGCCGAAGACTGGAAACAAACGCTCGGACCTCAGCTCGCGGAGCTGGCGCTCGGACAGACAGGAGATCGAAATGTTGTCACGACTAACTAACCTCCTTACGCGACCCTACCTAATGCACAAGGATCACATGGCGGTCCTGTTGCGACGGATGATCCAGTTCGAGAAGGGACAGGTCTCGGCCGACGAAGTCGAACGGATGCGCGAGGCTCAGGACCGAGGGAAGGCGTTCACGCAGTTCGGATCGATCGCGGTGATCCCAATCCTCGGTCCCATCTTCCACCGAGGCGACGCGTTCAGTGAGTTCTTCGGGATCAAGTCCTCACAGTCGATCGTTCGTTCGATGAAGGAGGCGGTATCGAATCCGGATATCACGTCGATCGTTCTCGACGTCGATTCCCCAGGCGGCGAGGTCGACGGGACACCCGAGGCGGCGGCTGAGATGTTGGCGCTTCGCGGATCGAAACCGATCATTGCGGTCTCCAATACGATGATGGCCTCGGCCGCGTACTGGCTCTCGGTCGCGGCGGATCAGATCGTCGCGTCGACGTCGTCGATCTCCGGAAGCGTCGGCGTCTGGACGATGCACGTCGACGAGTCGAAGTTCCTCGAACAGATCGGTCTGGACATCACACTGATCTTCGCGGGCGAGCATAAGGTCGACGGGAATCCGTTCGAGCCGCTCAGTGAGGAAGTTCACGCCGATCTCCAGAAGGAAATGGACGACATACACGCCGACTTTATTCGCGGCGTCGCGAAGGGTCGAGGCCTCACACCGAACCGGGTCCGGAACACCTTCGGGGACGGCCGGACGTTCAGCGCGGCCGAGGCGGTCGAGCTAGGCGTCGCGGACCGTGTCGGGACACTGAACCAGGAACTCGCTCGTCTCTCTGGAGGCAGCGCTCGAGGTCGTCGAAGCATGGTCACAGTCCCGGCGGAAGCGCTGGAGTCGGCGAGAACATTCGACCTGAGTCTCGCAAACATCGCGAAGCGGACAGCGGAAGACGAATGGGAAGGGCGACAGCTCCAGGCCGAGCGGGACCGGCTGATCGCCCTCGGCGTCAACGCGGCCGACCTGGACGAGGTCGAAGTCGAGCCCGAGGCTCCGGAACACGTCGGCGTCGACTGGGCGCGGACCAACGACGAGACGGTCGTGAGCGTCGCGATCACGGCCGAGTGTGGCTCGGTCGTCGTGATGCTGGCCGACGACCTTCGGGCGGCGTACGTGAACTGGAACTTCGACAAGGGAGGCCTGGTCGTCCACGGCGTCGAGCTGTCTCACGAGCTGGCGTGTCGGATCCTCGACACGACTCAGCCGTTCACGTTCGTCGGGGAGTTATTCAATATCGTCGCGCTCGGCGATCAGACGTTGTCCGTTAATCGGATCAGTATGGCGCTCATCGAGACCAAGGAGAACCCGATGAGGATCCTCGGGTTCGAGGGCGAGGTAACGATCTCGCGACGAACCGCTGTCGACGTCGTGAAGGCGGCGGCAAGGGGGCAACACGAGGCGCTGAGCCGTTCCGGCGCTCCTGGTGATACCCCGGACGACCCGAACGCCGCCTCGACGCTCTCAGAGGCCAACAGGAAGGAACAACACCGACAGATACTCCGACTGACCGAACTCTCCTGTCGGTGAGTGTGATACGCTCGATGAGATTCGATTCAGGCCGGTCGCCTCGCTCCCTCCGATGAGCGGCGCGGACGATCGGTGAACACAGAGCGGCCGGTTCCGATGAACGCGGCTGAGCTGTTCGTGAGTGGTTCCGACATTCGAGGGGTCTCTGGCTGTCCCTCGGCTGGCTCGGGGTTTCTTTCGATCGGTTCAGGCGCGTTTTTCTTTTGTACGCGCCTCACAACAGGGAGGACAGAGGAATGAGACTGAAAAGACTTCAGAACCAGCTTCGAGAGAAGCAAGGCCGAATCCGAGAAATCACGGCCGCGCTCGAAACCGAAGATCGGCTAATGACCGCCGAAGAGACCGAGGAGATCAAAGTTCTCGAAGCGGCGATCTCTCAGATCCAATCCGAGATCGCAATCCTCGAGCGGTCCGCTCAGCGTGACCGCGACCTCGCCGCGTCGGGCGCAGGGGGACCGGGACCGGACGCCGCCGCCGCTGCTGCCGCGAACCGATCGGCCGGAGTGATCTCGGTTCATGACCGGGGCGAAGATGATCCCATGTGTGGGTTTACGGACATGGCGGACTTCGCGGTCGCCGTTCGGGACGTCAGTCGGCCGAACGCGGGCCAGCGTCTCGACGAGCGCCTGACCCGTATGTGGTCGGGGACCGGACCTCAGCCGGTCGGACCTGTCGCGTACGGCGACCTGGAGGGGAATCAGCGGCGGGTCGATGCGCCGACGAACTTCCATCAGGAGAGCCACACGACCGAGGGGTACATGGTTCCGCCTGAGATCCGGAACACAATCTTTCAGCTCATCTTCGCTGAGGGAGGAATGTTGGAGGCGGTTCAGCCGGAGCCGACGAACTCCAACTCCGTCGAGGTCGAGGCGGACGAGAACACGCCCTGGGGCGCGACTGGCGTTCAGGCTCGCTGGAGAGCCGAGTCGGCACAGATGACGCCAAGCCAGCTCGAGACGAAGCGCGAGACCGTTCGCCTTCACGAGCTGTACGCGTTCGTCCTGGCGACCGAGGAACTCCTCGCCGACGCGCCGCGACTGAACAACCGCCTGACGCAACAGGCAGGCGCGGCGATTCGGTTCAAGGCGTCCGAGGCGATCGTCACCGGGACCGGCGCGGGACAGCCGCTCGGTTGGTTCAATGCGCCGGGGACCATCACCATCGCGAAGGAGGGGAGCCAAGCGGCGGACACCATCGAAGCGGCGAACGTCCTCAAGATGTTCGGGGCGCTCCACACGGATGGATCCGACACCGCTCGGATCTTCTGGCTCGCGAATCGGAACACGCTCCCCCAGATCGCTGTCATGACGATCGGAGATCAGCCGATCTGGACGTCGCCGACGTCCGGCCTCACCGTCACGCCAGGCGGGATGCTGCTCGGCTATCCGATCATGTGGTCGGAGCACGCGGAGACGTTGGGCGACCTCGGCGATCTCCAGCTCATCAACAGCGCGGGATACTACGCGGCTGTGAAGGGCGGACCGAGCGCGGGCCTTCAGTTCGCGACGTCGATTCATCTGTTCTTCGATTACAACATCCAGGCATTCCGCTGGATCTTCCGTCTGGCCGGACAGCCGTTCCTGTCGACGCCGATCGTCGCAAACAAGGGGGACAACAAGTCCCACATGGTTCTTCTCGCTGAGCGCGCCTAGTTTTTCTAGGTACCTGGGAAGCTGGTTCGTTCATCTGAAGATACGAAGGAGAAAACAACATGGGCGACGTGAATGTGAAACCGTCGGATCGAGCCAAGTACGTTGGCAAGATCGATCCGGACGCACACGCAGCGGGAGCAGTTTCGTCCGCGTGGATCAACGCGGCGAACGCTCACAACTACCTCGCGACGGTTCAGACCGGCGTCCTCGGAACGGACGCGACGATCGACGCGAAGCTGGAACAGGCGACGACCTCGGGCGGCGCTGGAGCGAAGGACATCACAGGGAAGGCGATCACGCAGCTTACGGATATCGACTCACCGAACGACGCGAGCAAGGTCGCACAGATCAACCTGGCGACCGAGGAGCTGGACGTCGAGGGTGGGTTCGACTTCTTCCGGCTGACGGTTACCGTCGCTGTGGCGACGTCGGACGTCTCCGCACTCGTGCAACAGTTCGACCGGCGCTATCAGCCTGGAGCCGATAGCTCGGACGTTGCTGAAGTCGTCACCTAGCGATGATCGTTCCCCGGCTCTGGCCGGGTTCGACGATCGTCTGTGTAGCACCTGGACCGAGCTTGACCTCGGAGGATTGTGAATACCTCCGAGGTCGAGCGCGTGTCTTGGTCGTGAAGGACTCGGTTCGACTCGCTCCGTTCGCCGATGCGTGTTACGCCTACGACGCGAAGTGGTGGGTGTACCACAAAGGCCTTCCGGACTTTGCTGGTCTCAAGATCAGCATGGTCCAGACGAAGAACGATCTCGCGAAGGCGAAAGACTACGGCCGGGATCAGTGGCCGTACGCCGACGTGATACAGCTCGCGAACGGCGGGGCAACAGGACTCGACACCGACCCTTCGATGGTACGGACGGGGAAGAACTCGGGATACCAGGCGATGAATGTCGCTGTCCACTTAGGAGGGTCACGGATCGTCCTCCTGGGGTACGACATGCAACACACGTACAACAAACATCACTTCTTCGGTCGTCACCCCTGGAACACCGCGCCGATCACGCAGCGGTTCATCCCTGAGTTCGAGGGGATGCTCGACGACCTCAAGCGGCTGAACGTCTCGGTCGTGAACGCGACCCGCGAGACGGCGCTTCACTGTTTCGACGAGATGAGTCTCGAAGAGGCGCTTCCGTGACCCTGCCGATCACGTTCGTCGATTCGGGTCGGTCGCCGACGTCGCCGAAGTTCGGCGCGGCGTTCGTGGCGGGCCTGAGGGACGAGGCGGCTCAGCTCGTCGACCTCACGCCTCCGGAGGGCGAACAGCTCGGACCGCTCGACGTCGACGCCGTCCTCGGGGACGCAGGACGCGGCGAGCGACCGCCGCCGATCGCGCTCTTCCCGTCGCCTCGGATCTTTCCGCTCGTGAAGAAGGCGCGGGACCAGCGGCGGACCTTCTACTATGGCGATCACGGCTACTTCAGCCGGAAGCGGTTCTTCCGCGTCACGAGGAACGACTTCCAGTATCACGGGACCGATCCCGGCTGTATGGATCGCTGGCTCGTTCACCGCCGCACGATCCGCGAGTGGCGCATGTACGGGGATCACATTCTGGTCTGTCCGAACTCGCCGCTTCACTTTCAGCTTCGAGGCGAGGAGAGCGCCGACGCCTGGACGCGCCGCGTGGTCGCGGAACTTCAGGAACACACCGACCGACCGATTCGGATTCGCTGGAAACCCTGGAGTCTCAACGACCGGGACCAGCATCCGATCGAGCATCATCTAGCGGACTGTTGGGCCTGTGTCACGTACTCCAGCGCCTCCGCGCTCGACGCGCTGATCCAAGGCGTGCCGAGCTTCACCCTGTCGGAGGAGTCGGCGGCTCACGACCTGAGCCTTCACGATCTCAGCCGTATCGAGGATCCGATGTACCCGCAACATCGGGAGCGCCTCATGATCCAGCTCGCGTCGCAACAGTGGACGCTCAGCGAGATCCGGAACGGGACGACCTGGCGGAAGATTGGGGGACACTGACGGATGAGACTCTTTATTGGACACGACACAGGCGAACAGCTCGACTTCGACGTCGCGGTTCGCTCGATTCAGGACACGTCCCCGAACGCGCCGACGATCGAACCGATCGAGCTGGCGGACATGCAACGCCGAGGACTCTACACGCGGCCGACGCGAGTCGTCGAGCCGGACATTCCAGGCGGACCGACCGCGCTGTTCGACGAGATCAGCGACGCGCCTATGTCGACCGGGTTCGCGATCTCACGGTTCCTGATTCCTCTCCTCTGCGACTTCCAGGGATGGGCGTTTTTCGCGGATCAAGACGTGTTGTTTCGCCGTGACCTGGCCGAGCTGTTCACCCTGGCCGACGACCGATACGCGATCATGTGTGTTCCGCATATTCACGATCACGGCGTCGACCGGAAGAAGGGCGGGCATGCTCAGAGCTACTACGCTCGAAAGAACTGGTCGAGCGTGATGCTGATCAACTGCGGACACCCGGCGAACCGGTGTCTCTCGCGGCCGGTCGTGAACACCTGGCCGGGTCGGACGCTTCACGGGTTCGGCTGGCTCGCCGACGACAACCTCATCGGCTCGCTTCCGTTCCGCTGGAACTATCTGATCGGCGTGAGTGAACCGACCGACGACGTCGCGATCGCTCACTTCACCCTCGGTTCGCCTCGGACCGGCGAGTTCCGCCAAACCGACCGCTGGCTCGTCGACGAGTTTCACGCCGTCGCCGACCAGGTCGAGGAGATCGCGTACTGATGGCCGGTCGACTCCTGAACCCTGGACCCGGCGAGCTGGCCGACCGGCTGTCGGTGATCACGCTGAAGCTCTTTCACAAGTCGACCGCCGCCTATCTTGAGGAGCGCGGTCAGCTCATCCTGGCGATCGCGGAGGCGCTTCGAGACTCGGCGTTTCAGTTCGAGGACTATCTCGCGCTCGCCGCGATCAACGGGGAGCTGTGGGCCTTCGAGGATCGGATACGTGCGTTCCGCGCCGCGACGAAACCGCTGGAGCTGGACGAACGGGAAGTTCTCGACGTCGCGCTCGGGATCCAAGTCCTGAACGACCAGCGCGCCGCGCTCATCGCGAAGATCAACGGGGGGCCGTCGTGATCGAATGTCGCGGGATCTACTTACCGGACGGCGAGGTTCACTTGGTCGACATGATCGAGCGCATGCCGAAGGTCGACGGGCGCGGCGCGTACCAGTTCCAGAAGTGGACGGCGGCTCAGGGACATATCACGAACCGGAGGAACGCGATCGACGTCGGGTCTCACGTCGGCCTGTGGACGATCCAGCTCGTGAAGTTCTTTCAGGAGAACGTGTTTTGTTTCGAGCCGATCGCGGAGCATCGCGAATGCTGGAAAGCGAACCTCGCGCCGGAGCTGAACCCGAAGCGCGTCGCGACGCCGTGTCTCTTCGAGGTCGCGCTCGGGCCTCACGACGGCGGGGTCGCGGTGATGAAGCGACACGCGGGAAGCTCCGGACACACGTACGTCGACCCGAACGCGAACGGGAACCAGGGCGACGCCGTCGACGTGAAGACGCTCGACAGCTTCGAGCTTACGGGGATCGGGTTCCTCAAGATCGACTGTGAGGGATACGAACGGTTCGTTCTCGAAGGCGCGACGGAGACGCTTCAGCGCGAGCGGCCGGTCGTTCTCGTCGAACAGAAACCAGGACACGCGGACCGCTACGGAATCGGTACGACCGACGCGGTCACGTTCCTCGAAGGCCTCGGCGCTCGGAAGGTCTCAGTGATGAGCGGCGACTATCTGATGAAGTGGTAACGGACGAACGAGGAGAACGAATGATGGGATATGGCGATGAGATCATGGCGTCGGGACACGCGAGGGACGAACACGCGAAGCTCGCGGATTCGACGATGAAGATCGCGCTCTGTGGAGAGCGCTCGACCATTCGGTATCATGAGCTGTGGGAAGGTCTCTCGTACATCCTCCAGCCTGGGGACCAGGAGCGCGGCGTGAAGTATGTCCGCGTGAGGAACGGTCCGAACTGTCGGCCGTATATTCAGTATCCCTTCACGCGAAAAACCGGCTGGCGGTGGGCGGACTGGAAAGCGCAAGACCACGTCGGCGAGCTGTCGATCGAACCGTACGCGCAACCGGGACGTGACCTTGCGGAGAGCGGGGACTTCTACGTGTTCGAGCCGAACACGAAGTTTAACGCCTCGAACAATCGGCGCTGGCCGTGGGGACAGTACATGGAAGTCGCTCGCCAGCTCCGCGACGACGTGAAGCTCGTTCAGCTCACGTACTCGAAACAGCGGCCGATGAAAGGCGTCGAGTCGATCGAGTGCGACTTTCGGACGGCCTGCGGATTCATCGCCGCGTCGAAGGGTCTCCTCGGATCTGACGGCGGCTATCATCACGCCGCCGCCGCGCTCGGCGTTCCGGCCGTCGTGATCTTCGGCGGGTGTACGAGCGCCGAACACCTGGGGTATCCGAACCATTTCAATATCGTCTCGGACCTCCCCGGTACGCCGTGCGGATCGTGGCTTGACTGCGATCACTGTTACAAAGCCATGACGGGGATTTCGCCCGACCAGGTCGTCGCCGAGTTCCGACACCTGGTCGCCGGAGACGCGCCAGGCGCGCCGGTCCCGCGCCAGGTAAAGAAACCGAGACGGCCTCGACAACCGCCAGGCGGCGCGGTCGCGGAGCGCTCGACGACGTCTGAGACACCAGGAGGTCCACCTGGTCCGACTCCTATCGAAGGGGACAGCTCATGAGAATAAACGGGGACGTGCCCTGGAGACTCGAGCAACTCACCGAACCGACCGCCGAGCCAATGGAGGTCGACGAGGCTCGCGACGAACACGTTCGCCTGATCTCGGACGCCGACGAACACGCGTACTTTCAAGGCCTGATCAAAGTGGCGCGAGAACACGCGGAGGGGTTCCTTCGTCGGCCGCTGATTACTCAGGACTGGGTACTGTTCCTCGACCGCTTCCCTCGACACCAGATCACCGTCCCGCTTCCGCCGCTCCAGTCGATCACGACGATCGAATATATCGACACGACCGGGGCGCTCGTCACCTGGGCGGCGGCAGAGTACAAGGTCTCCGGCCAGACGACCGCCAATAGCAACGCGATCCGACCGCCACGAGCGCGAATCCGTCCGGCCTGGGGTCTCACCTGGCCGACCGTTCGCGGCGAACAGGACGCTGTGAAGGTCACGTTCAAGTGTGGGTACGGCGACAACGGGAAGGCGGTCCCGGCTACGATCAAACACGGAATGAAACTGATTATCGGCGAGCTATACGTTCAGCGGAAGCAATCGCTTCAGGACGTCTTCCAACACCCGGCCGTGATCAGCGCGGAGAATCTCTGGTGGAGGTACAAGCTCCACTAGAGAGGCGATCACTATGGCGAAGATGAGACTGAAACCAATCAACCCTGGAGAACTCAACAGGGTGATCACGTTTCAAACACAGACGAGCGTCACGGGGAGCGGCGGGTTCCCTACCGACGTCTGGGTCGACTCGTTCGACGTGATGGCGCGGAAGGTCGATCTTCGCGGCGACGAACGGTTTTCGGCGGGCCAGCTCTCATCGCCCTTCGATACAATGTGGCAAACGTGGTACCGAGAGGATCTCGACCCCGATCTGATTGACGTCCAGAAGGAGTTCCGGATCGTTCATCGGTCAAGGATCTATGACATCGTTCGAGTAGCGCCGATCGAAATGTGGAGCATGAGACACGGGATCGAGATCGAGACGATCGCGAAGGGAAGGATCGAGGCGTAGCGGGAATGGCATTCGTAGTGCGAGGACTTCGGGTCGAAGGCGTCAAGGGTCTCGCGGAGAACCTGGCGCGCCTCCCGCTGGCGACAGCGCGGAAGAAACAGATCGAGGCACTGAAGCTCGCCGCCGAACCGATCCGCGATCAGATGGGACGGAACGCGCCTCGGGGGAGAGAGCCGCTCCGCGAGGGACGCGTTCGCCTGGCGGGGAGTATGACGATCTCCACGGTCCGCGCTCGTCGAGGGTCGACCGACGCGACGGTCGCGGTCGGTCCAGGGAAGGGCGCGTTCCACGGTCTGTTCCAAGAGCGCGGAACGATTCACCACGGACCGCAACCGTTCGCGACTGCGGCGCTGAACGCGAAGACGAAGGAAGCGCTCCAGATCTTCGGGGATGAGATGTGGTTCGAGATCCGATCGGTGATTCGATCGACGGGAGCGGTCCCGGTATGAGTAACTTCTATCAAGCCTTCCGCGATCACGCTCAGACGCTCGCGCCGCTGACCGCGCTCGTCGGAACGCGCATGTATGCGATGAAGTATCCGCAGACGCCGACGTACCCGGCGATCCGCGTGAACAAGATCAGCGAGGTCGATCGCGAGTATTCACACTCGGGCGACTTCGGCCTGATCACGTCGCAGTATCAGATCGAGGTCGCGTCGAGCGAGGAACAGGCTCCGAACGGAAACCCGTTGATCGAGGTTCAAACGGTCGGCGCGATTCTCTCGGCGCGCTCGGACGCCGGAGGGTTCTCGGGATTCACCGGAGATCTCGGTGTGTCCCCGAACGAGCTATTCGTCGGCGTGATGATTCTTCAGGACTTGTCGGAGACGTACGACCCCGACGAACTTCGGGTTCTTCGACAGATCCAAATCTGGAGGGTTCAACACTGTAGAGAGACCTAATCACTTCTCGAACGAACGTACGGATCTTACGGACGGAACGCCAGCGACGGCTCGACACTAACGTCGGGTCGGGTACACACAGCGAGGGAGTACGACATGGCGCTATCTGTAGGATTCACAACTTTCGGCGCGCTGTTGGCAGTAGGCGACGGCGCTTCTCCGGAGGTCTTCACGAACGTCGCGGAAGTGACGAACGTTAAACTTCCGTCCCAGGATCGAGGACAGGTCGAGTTCACTCACCACGAGTCTCCGAACGAACACCGTGAGCTGAAGGCGGGTCTCCGGACGTCCGGTCCCTGTACGTTTACGATCAACTACATACCGGATAACGCGACCCACCAGAACGTGGCCGGCGGTCTCCTGTTCTTCGCGGAGGAGTCGTTTCTCGCGGCGATCCACAACTGGCAGGTCACCCTGCCAGATTCACCCAACACGCTCTGGACGTTCCCGGCCTTTCTCAGCAAGTTCGACCCCTCCGACATGCCTGTCGAGGGGAAGGGCGAAGCTCAGATCGAGCTGACGATCTCCAGCGCTGTGACGCTTCCGTAACTGAGCGCCTAGCGTTTTCGTACCGCGCTGGCGTTCGAGCTTCGAGGGCGGACCCCGCTCGCTGTGTCGGGGTTCGCTCGACGAGTGTCGTTCACCAGGTACGAGAGGAACTGACGGATGTTGACACCACTAGAAGAAGACGCGGGACCAGCAAACCAGGAGCGCGGCGAGTTCGATTTCGTCGTGAAGAGCGGACGCTATCGGCTCCGCGTCGGTATGAACATGCTCGTTCGGCTCGAAGGAGTTCTTCCGGAAGGGGAGACAGCGGTGATTGTTCAAACCCGCCTGATGAAGGGCGGCGAGACGATGGTCGATTACGTGAACCTCTTCTGGGCGATGTTGGGCGAGTTTCATCCAGGCGTGACACAGATCGAGGTCGGGGATCTATGCGACGAGATCGCAAAGCTCGGAAGCGCTCAGCTTCAGTCGGTTCTTACTCAGGCGCTGAACGCCTCGACTCCGGAGCCGAGTGAACAGGACCCTCGACGGCGGTCGGCGAAGAAGACAAAGGCGAAGAAGGTCCGGCGAGCTGGTGGGACTGGAAAAGGCTCTATCGCTACTCGCGCCGGTTCGGGATCGACCGCGAAGAGTTCTGGTCGCTAAGTCCTCGCGAGCTGTTTCGCGAGTTCAGAGTGATCCGCGAAAGGCGGCGGGATGAATGGGTTCGGGATCGAGCGCTGTCGTTCTATATCGCGCAGCTGCAGCGACTCAAAAAACTTCCCAGGCCGGAGGAGTATCTCGACCCTGGGACGCTGTTCGGCGGGTCGTCGCGACGCGGGGCGCGAGCCAGCGCCAAAGGCGAGACCCCGCCAGGCGTTCAGGGGATCAACAGCATGAAGAACGCGATCTTCCAGTTCGCGCACCAAACAGGAACCGAAGTGAAGCAAGGCGACAAAGTCTTGATCGCGGCGAGGAAATGATCTGTGGCCGGTAGTGCGATCGTCGGAATCCTCCGAGCGCTCCTCGTGTCGAACGCGGCTGAGTTCAACCGCGAGGTCGAGAGTTCGTCGAAAGCGCTCAAGGCCTTCTCGCGTGACGCGGGACGGATGGGGCAACAGCTCACGAACATCGGGCGGACGGCGACGACCGCCTTCACCCTTCCGATTATCGCGGGCGGCGCGGCGGCGGCGAGCCTGGCGATCTCGTTTGAGAGTTCCTTCGCTGGCGTCCTGAAAACCGTGGAGGCAACTGAAACGGAGCTGGCGACTCTCGCTCAGGGGTTCCGCGATCTCTCGAAAGAGATTCCGATCTCGGTCAACGAACTGAACGGCGTCGGTGAAGCGGCCGGACAGCTCGGGATCGCAACCCAGAACATTCTCGGGTTTACGGAAACCATGTCACTCCTCGGAGTGACGACGAACCTCAGCGCTCAGGAAGCGGCGACCTCTCTCGCTCGATTCGCGAACATCACCGGCCTCGCGCAGACAGATTTCGATTCCCTTGGTAGCACCATCGTTTCCTTAGGGAACTCGTTCGCGACAACCGAGCAAGAGATCGTCGAGATGGGCCTGAGGCTCGCCGGCGCGGGAACCCAGATCGGCCTGACTGAGGCTCAGATACTCGGCCTCGCGACGGCGCTCTCCTCGGTCGGGATCAGAGCGGAGGCCGGAGGAACCGCGCTCTCTCGCGTGATGATCGAGATCGCGTCGTCCGTCGACTCCGGAGGAGAGGCGCTCAGTAACTTCGCCGACGTCGCTCTTCCTGGCGTGAACGATGCCGCCGCCAAGTTCGCGAAGCTGTTCAAGGAAGACGCGGGGGGCGCGCTGGAAATCTTCATAGAAGGACTCGGGAAGGTCGAGGACGGCGGCGCGTCGATCTTCGCGGTCCTCGAGGATCTGTCGTTCGGCGGTATTCGGGTTCGCGATTCTATGCTCCGGCTCGCGAACGCCGGAGACATCACGGCGCGAGCGTTCGACAACGCGACGACCGCCTTCCGCGAGAACTCAGCCCTTACCGAAGAGGCTCAAAAGAGATTCGAGACGACCGAGGCTCAGCTAACGCTTCTCTGGAACCGGATCAAGGACGTCGGGATCACACTCGGGAACGCGCTCCTCCCGATGATCAAGCGGCTGATCGATATCTTCAACCGGCTGATCCCGATCCTTGAAGGCGCGGCGAATCTCTTCGCGAACATGCCGGTCGGTCTTCAGCTCACGGCGGTCGGGTTCCTGGCGATCGTCGCGGCGGCGGGTCCGGTTCTCCTCATCCTCGGACAGCTCGCGTTCGCGGTCCAGTCCCTGACGCTTGCGTTCACAGCGAACGGTATCGCGAGCGTCGGCCTCCTGGGTCCGCTCGCTCGAATCGGTCCGCTTCTCTCTCGGTCGTTCCCGACGTTCATCGCCTGGGGCGCGGCGCTCGGCGGGGTCTTCACGGTGGTCGCCGGGAAGATGGGGTTCTTTACCCGGATGCTCGGCGGAATGTTGCTGTCGCTGAAGGCGCTCGGTCCAGCGGCGCTCGTCGCGGGCGCGGCGATCGGCGGCTGGAAGATCGGCAAGTGGATCTCCGACGTGACCGGCCTCGGTCTTCAGGTTCAGATCCTCTGGGGAAAACTCCTCGGCGTGTCGGAGGCGTCGATCCGAGCGTCGGACGAATCCCGCCGCCTCGGCGAAGCGCTCCAGCGAGAACGCGACGGGTTCGCCGATCTCTCCGCGACGCTCGAAGCTCTCGCCGCGAAAGACATCGCGGGGTTCACGAATGCGACGGTCGCGGCGAAGCTCGCGGCTCAGGAACTCGCGGACAATCTTCCGTTCGCGGTGATCCAGGTCGAGAACCTGGCGAAGGCGGCGACCGACTTCGCGAATAAAGGCAAGCTCACGCCGAGCGTCATGCGTGAGATCGCGACCCAGGCGCGAGGCCTGAAGACTCAGGTCGGGGAGCTTCCTCCTGTTCTCGAAAATCTCGTGACCTGGCTGAACAATACGACCGAGGCGGCGGAAGAGGTCGCGGGCGACGACGGCGGCGGACTCCCGGCCGCGAAGACAGCGGCCGAGGAATACAAGGAAGCGCTCGACCGGCTCCTCGAATCGATCGGCGGCGGTCAAGCGTTCCAGGCGGCGAACCTCTGGCTCGATGCGATCGAGAGGATCGGCGGCGCGACGAATCTCACGAAGGAGGAACAGGCTCAGGCGACCCAGGCGCTCAGCTCGGCGCTCGCGAAGTACAACGCGATGGGGATCGAGGCTCCGTTCGCGATCCTCACGACGCTTGACGCGCTCCGTCTTCTTCGCGGGGAACAGGAGCGGTTCGACACGACTCAGCCGGGGAAGTTCTTTCAGCTCCCGCCTCAGCTCGGCGGCGATCTGACCGGACTGTTCGACTTCCAGCTTCCGCCCGCGTTCATCGCCGATACGTTCCGGCCTCTTCGAGAAGGTCTCTCGGACTTCTTCGCCGGGGCCGGGTCGATCATCACGAGCGCGATCCTCGAAGGGAACCGGGACCAGATCGGCGCGGCGCTCGGGTCGTCGCTCGGAAACATCTTCGCCGGGATCGGCGCGGACCAGCTCGGGGAAGGCGCACTCGGACAGGCGCTCGGCGGCGCGATGCAAGTCGCCGCACCGATCGCCGCGTCAATCTTCTTTGACACCTTCGGCCGACATACGACGGGCGCGTTCGTCGCCTCCGGCGCGGTTCTCGGCGCGACGATCGGAACGGCGATCCTCCCAGGGATCGGAACCGCGATCGGCGCGGGAATCGGCGCGATCGCTGGTTTCTTCCGTGGCCTGGGTCGGTCGCTCGCAGACAACATCGAACGAGAAGGCGAGACGATGGGGTTCGCGCTGACCGATGGGTTCATTGATGCCCTTGGTCAACAGAGCGATCGGTTCGGGAAAGACGCCGGAGCCGCGCTGATGGCGAATCTCTCGGCGGCGATCGAGGACTCTGGCGGTGTTCTCGCGGTCGGTCTCGAACGGTCGATCGCGCTGGTTCACGATCTCTTCTCGTTCTTCGAGCGCGGTCAGATCACGACCGAGGAACTTGGGGAACAGTTCAACCTCACGTTCGCTCAGATTCTCCCCTTCGCCTTCAACGAAGCAACCGGCGAAATGCGGGAGGACTTCAAAGAGCTGATCGAGCTGGCGACCGAGTTCGGCGTCGAGTCAGAGAATCTCGCGGCATTCTTCGAGGCAATCGGCGAGAAGCTCGACGACGTGATCGAGAAGCGGAAGGCGCTTCTCGCTGAAGTCGCCAGGGATGGCGCGGCGGCGCTGAACGATCTCGTCGAGTCGGGGTTCGTGAACACGAAGAATCAGGTCGAGGTCGCCGGTCGAGCGGCGGTCGCGATGTTCAACCAGTTGATCGCATCGGGGCTGAGCTTCGCCGAAGTGATCGAGATCCTCGGTCCCGCGATCGGAACCATCGCGGACCGCGCTCGAGCCCTGGGGATCGATCTCGGGCCGACCTTCCAAATACTGAACGAGGGCGCGACCCTCTTCGCCGACGAAGGCCTGAAGAAAATCTTCGATCGAGCGGTCGCGGCGGGCGACGTCCTGAGAGCGCTCACTGAACTCGGTGTTGTTGCTCAGCAAGATTTCAACGTTCTCGGCAATACGATCGGGAGAAACTTCGACCGGCTCGTCGCGGGCGGGCTCAGCGGGGAGGCGGCGCTTCAAGCGCTCCGACCTCAGATCGCGCTTCTGATTCGTCTTCAGGACGAGTACGGATTCTCTGTCAGCGCGTCGACTCAAGAGATCATCGACCAGGGACGAGCGGCGGGGATCTCCGGCGAGGAGGCGAAGAGCGCGGCCGAGAAGCAGCTCGAGGCCTTCGATAAGATGATTCTCGCGCTACAGCAGATCGTCGTTCTTCTCGGCGGAACGATCGACGAGGCCGGGAGACTCGACCGAACCGAGATCAATCCGAAGGTGACGTTCGAGGTCGACGATTCACAGCTGCGGACCACGCAGATCCCCGACTTCGTGAACGTCCCCGTCACGTTCGTCCCGACGAACACGGTCGGCGGCGTCGCGACGACGTCCGCGAAGGCGAGTGGCGGAAGCATCAGTTCGAGCGGGTCGTTCCGTCGACAGTTCGGATCCCCGAATCTCGACTTCGAGGACTTCGGCCAGGAGACGGAGATCCGCGTTCACCGGGACGAGGCGATCATTCCCAGGGGCGGCGGGCACGACCTCGCCGAGGAGATCGCGACCGCGCTCGGCCCGATGATAGCCGGAGGAGCCGCTGGCGGTGGCGGTGTGACGCTCCAGGTTCAAGATGGCGCTATCCGTATCGAAGGCCTTCAGGACGCGGGAGAGGCTATCCTCGACGGCCTCACACGCGCTCTCACGTCCGGAGGGCGACCTGTGACACGACTCATCGGAACTCTCAAGGCTCAGACCTCATGATCTATACGCTCCCGACAGAGAATGTCGCCGACGACGTGACGCCGGTCCTCTCGATCGCGACACCCGACGCGGAGAACCCGCTCGCGAATCTCACGAACTCGGACCCGGCGAAGGGGTTCAAGTCGACGACGACGACGGGCGCTCGGTTCGTCTGGGACTTCGGATCCGCTCAGCGGGTCGACTATGTCTCGCTGCCGATGCACGGGATCCCCCCGACCTCAGCCGTCAAGTTCCAGATGAACGCGACCGATTCCTGGGGATCGCCAAGCGTCGACGGCGACCTGACGATTCCCGCGTTTCAGGGGGACTTCCCCGTGAGCCAGGCGCTCGACGTGACCGGCGTCGCGGGCTACCTCGTCGGCGGGTTTCAGTTCGCGTCGCTCTTCGTGCCGAACATCGGCGTGATCACCGAGATCGGCGAGTTCTCGATCTGGAGTCAAAAGCGAGAACTCACGAACTCCTTCCGGTACGGGATCCGGTTCCCGACGCAACGGAAGATGACACAACACGAGCGCCGGGACGGCGGACGGTTCGAGTACGATCACCAGCTCCTCCTCCGCGCTGTCGTCGGATCGTTCCGGCACGACTCGACCGACTACGACAAAATGAAGGCCCTCCAGCGTGCCACCTGGGGACAGCGCCGAAACTTCATCGTCAACCCGGCCGCGACCGAGGAACACCTATACGTGTGGTGGCCTGAAGGGTTCGACCCTCAGCTCTCGACGCTCGGGGCTCGCGATATCGGCGTTGAGTGGGTCGAGGTCGGGAGAGGTCAACCGCTCTAATGGCCGAATGTTGCCACGACCCCGCTACCCTGTGGAATGATGATTTCGAGTACGTGGAAACGCTCGCCTCTCAGGGGTACTTGCAGATCAGTTCGATCGCGAACGGCGGAGCCCCAACGGCGGGGGCGGGGATCAACGGCTCTCGTGGCGTGCGGTCCTCGGCAATCACGGCACAGTTCAATACACCAGCGATTAATATCCCGACGAAGTGTACCGACCGGCTTCGATTTGGCTTCGGTGGATACTGGACCTTCGCCGACATTCCCAACGGAGGCTTCTACTTCGCCGAACTTCGGGATGCCAACAGCACGATCATCTCGTTCAATGTCGAAGACAATCCGATCGGTTCTGGCACTCCGTTTGACATCGTCGCGTTTAAGGGGGTTAGCACGAACGAACTGTTCCGAATTGCCAACGCGGTACCCGTGCAGGCTGGCTTCAGAAAGATCGACATTGCGGGCTGTATCTCGTCGGTCGGTGGGGCGTCCGATGGAGCGGTTCGGTTGGCATTAGACGGTATCGAGATGGCCTGTGTTCAGGGAGTCATTGTTGACAACTTCGACTCCCTTATTCCTCAGTGGGACAACATCGCGATCGGGATTCCTGGGAACGGCGACGACTTCGATTGTCTCTACGTCACCCAGGGCTGGATCTGTGGGCAGGGGCCGGTTCAGCCTGGGACGATTGTTCCGGGGACCAATGAGTCGTTTGGGAATCCCTGTTGTGGCAGCGGCGGACCGGGCGGCTCGACCACACATTTTTCCTCACTGACCCCTCGGATCAACTCACCGTCGTCGACGACTCCGGTAATCATTCCTCCGGGTGGAGCGACGCCGAGTTTTACCGCCTGCCCAGGCAACGGCGTCGCGCCGTCGCTGACAGACCCGACCGATCCTCAGACGATGAGCGGGATCGATTCGCCGCTGGTCTATATCGATCTCACGCTTCCCGACCTTTCCGTTCTTAGACTCGCGCAGGAAGGCCTGTCGACTCCGGTTGAGAAGTTCCGCGACGGACGGATCATCACGATCGGATTCATCGCGCAAACACTGAGCGATCACTATGGGCGAATGTCAGCCTCGTCGCTCCGCGTCGTCTTCTCAGATACGGACGGCCTCTTTCGCGGGTTCGTCGACACAGCGGCGACCAAGTTCCTCAAGAACTCACCAGCCGTCGCCTTTCTTGAGTCGGACGCGGCGCGGCGTGTGGGGACCGCGCCGCTCAAAGTGGGAACGTATCTCCTGAAAAACTGGAAACCGCTCGACGAGTTTCGATTCGCGATCGAGCTAGTCGACGAGCTGTCCGCGAAGCAAGGTCCAAAGAGCCTTGACCGGCCGATCCCTGACGTGAATGTCGCCGACCTGTTTCCGGACGCCCCGGAGAACATTCTCTCGATCCCGCTCCCGTACTACTACGGCCAGTACGGGGACGACGAGAAGTGGACCGAGGATCCAAAACGGACGCCGGTCGGGATCGTCCCCGTGATCGGACCGTGTCGCGAGGAGACGCTGAGCGACGGCCAGGCGTGGCGGTTGTACCTGATTTGCCGATGGGCCTCGAAGGAGATCAGTTCGGTCTTCGCCTCGAACCTCGCGGCGGATGGCGTCTCACCGGGTCCGATCCGAATGGACCTCTCCGACGTCGAGGGAACCGAGTTCCTGATTCCTGGGAACACGAACTGGACCGCGATCGTAGGCGTGGCGAAATACCTCGATATTCTCGGGATCGACGGTCAGACGTATCGAGTAACGGCGTTCTATGCAAAGGGACCGCGAGCCGACTCACACGACACGGGCGGACCCCCGTTTTCGGTGAACCTGTGCGGGGTCGAAGACGTCGGCGACGGAACGGGTGACGTGATTGATCAAGCGGCCGAGGTCGCGTTTCACTTCTGGAACTATATCGGCCTTCAGCGTCTTCCCTCCCCTGGCGGACAATCGCCTGAGGCCTGGCCGGATCCGCCGATCGATTCGACGTCGACGCCGAAGGTCAACCGAGCGAGCGTCGTCACGTTGAACGCGCTCCATCTGGCGCGGGTCCCGACCACGGGGTATGAAGTCGCCTGGGCGATTCGCCAGCGCCGACCGATTCGATCGTACTGGGAGGAGTTCCAGGTCGGGACCCAGATCCGCCTCGGCCGGTCGCGACACCAGATCACGTTCGACGACCTCGACGACGCGGCGACGGTCTCCGGCCTCACCGGGTTCGATCACTCGAACATCATCGAGGGGAGCTTTCAGCTCGATCCCCAGAGCGACGAGATCGTGAACAAGCTCACGTATGTCTCCGGACCAGAGCCGTCGACCGGCCGCTTCTCGAACGCGCTCCGGTCTATGACGGACGGCGGCTCGGTCGCCGACTATGGCGAGACGTACGAACAGCCGGACATCGAGATTCACCCGATCCGAAGACCCGACGTCGCCGACGACGTGATCTCGCGGAAGCTCCTCCGGCTCCGGACGGAACCAATATACGGAGGGTTCGGGACCGACCTTCAGGGGATTGACTTGGCGCTTGGCGAGCTGATCGAAATCACACATGACCTCGGCCTCGGCGCGACCGGATGGGTCGATCACGTCGTCAAGGTAACAGGGATCATCCTGAACCCCTCAAGCCAGGGGAAGGGCATGATCGCGACCGTCCTCTTCGAGAGCGTGAATCAGACGCTCGTCGTTCAATCGATCGCCGGGAACGGTTTCTCGCCGGTCGGCCTGGAGTCGAGTTCACCGTCGACCGCTGGCGTCGTCGGGCTAGAATCTACCGGAACAGCGAAACGAGTCGGGAGCGGATAATGGCGACAGGCTGGACAGACGTCACAAGTGGAAGCGGCGGCGCGGGCGAGATTCAGGGCGACGTCGACGACGTCGGGGCTGATGGGTTCTTCGAGCCGGTTCGCGCCTCGCTCATTGCGTGCGCTCACTCGATCTTCCACATGGGCGGATCGCGAATCCAAGCGATCACCGCCATCACGCCGACCTGGGAACCGATTCTTGAGTATGAGGACTTTGACGTTCCCGCAGCGAAGGAGGGCGGCTTTAGTTATGAGGCGGTCGTCGAGGGTGCGGTTGCCAACGCTGCGACGTCGGTCACGATTCGACTCAGAAACACGACGGACTCAACCACGGAGTTTACCGGCACCGCGATCACGTCGACCTCGTTCACGAAACAGACCACCGCATTCACTCCGGTCGCTGGAAAGAACTATCGCTTCGAGGCGATCCGATCAAACAACACACATGACGCCTGGGTGAAGGCCAAGATCGTACGGAGGGACTCATGATCAGACACGAACGCGCGCTATGGTTTTTTCTCGCCGCTGGAATCCTCACCGTTGCGATTGGCGGCGATCTGCTCCCGCGTCCGCTCTTGGCGCAACCGCCACAGGTCGCGAACCTGAACGGGCGCGATCTTAATCTGACTGGTCGGACGAACACGGCACCGCAGGCCGTCGATATCGACTCTGCGACGACCTTCGAGGCGACCTCGTCCTATGTGCAGCTCACATGTACCGGGGCTGAGACAATCAACACGATCACGGGCGGTCTCTCCGGAATGCGCCTTCTGATTGAACACCGGGATACGGACTGCACGATCGCTGATGACGACGTGACAACGGCGGCTGATGCGATCGACCTGGAAGGCACGGCGACGAACGATGTCGGCGCGGCGGCGAAGGTGATCGAGCTGTACTACGACGGCGCGAACTGGCTGCAAACGGGAGAGTCTGAAAACTAGACGCCGAGCTATGACACCGAGCGAATGGTTAGTGATTGGGGAACGGATCGGGCTGGTCTCGTTCATGTTCCTCGGGTACGTCGGCCTCGTTCGCGGTTGGTGGGTTCCGGGGTTCGTGTATCGAGACATGGTCTCGGATCGGGACAAGTGGCAAGTCGCCGAGGATCGACAGAGCAAGATCAACGGGAAGCTCGTCGAGATCGTCGACGTCGACGCGTAACGCGGGGAGGGAGGAGCTATGGAACTGATGGATTATCTACGTCGGCTCTTCGGTCGGACCAACCGTGAGAACGGTTGCGTGAAGGAAGAGTTCGGGACCGGGAAGTTTGTCACGCGGTCCGGCTATCGCGGGGAGCTGACCGACCCGACACGCTTCGAGGAGAAAGACTCTCGCGCCGCGCAGCTGGAGCAGCGGATCGAGGAACTCGCGGCGCGCCGCTTAGATCGCCGACAACGCCGGGCGGTGCATCATGGGTGAGATCCCTCCCGAGGCATATCTCGCGATGACACTCTTTCGGCTCGCGGCCGATGTTCGGATCGGGTCGTGGCTGTACGCGAAGGACTCCGGTCCACTCCTCCAGGTTCTTGGCCTGTACTTCTACGCGGAGGCGTTTCAGAAGGGCGTCTTCCTGGCGCGGACCGGGTTCACAGGCGGGAGTGTCGACGTCTGGCAAATGATCGGCGTCTTGAGCGAAGTCCTCTGTCTCGCGATCCTCACCTGGCGCTTCTATCGGAAGGGTCTCTAATGACACCCGAGCATGTGATGATTCATCACAGTCTAACGAAAGACTCGGGAACCGTGTCCTGGGGCGCGATCAGGAAATACCACACTGAGACGAAACACTGGAACGATATCGGCTATCACTTCGGGGTCGAGCTGGCGAACGTCGGCCGCGACGGTGAGCCGGTCCCCGAGATCCTCATGGGTCGCGGCTGGAGCCGTAACGGCGCGCACTGTCGACACGCCGGGATGAATCGGAAGAGTCTCGGCGTCTGTATCGTCGGAAACTACGATGAGATCAAACCTCCCGACGACGTGTTTCTCGCGAGCGCGAAGTTCGTCGCGTTTCTCTGTAACTACTTCGGGATCGACGTCGAGGGCATCGTCGGACACCGCGATTTCAACCCGGCGAAGAGCTGTCCCGGCGAGCTGTTCGATCTGGACGACTTTCGCGAGTGTGTCGAGGAGAGGCTATGAACGTCCGAACGATCGCGAACGATTTCAAACCGAAGAACCGAAACCTGAACGGCGTCTGGCGCGGGTATAAGTTCAAGGGTGGACAGCGAACCGACGACGTCGGAACGGTCTTCTCGGTGAAGAAGAAGATCCCTCTCGACCTGGTCGCGGCCGACGATCGCCTTCCGCTCGAGATCGACGGCGGACCGACCGACGTAATCGAGGTCCCGCTGTTCGAGGCTCCGCGTCCGATTCTCCCGCGAGTGGTCGACGTCGAGTCTCAGGCCGGGACCGGGCGAGCGCGTCCGTTCCGAGGCGGGTCCTCAGGGGGACACCACAGCATCACAGCGGGGACGAACGGCGGGTTCGTGAAGTGGGGACCCTCCGGCGACTGGTTCCTCCTCACGAACGCGCACGTCGGCGCGCCTCACTGGTCGACAGCGGTCAAGGTCGGCGATCACTATCTCCAGCCGGGACCACACGACCAGGGAATCGATCCGGTCGACCAGGTCGCGACGCTCGCGGAGTGGGCCGAGATCACGATGCGAGGCGCGAGCGTCCCAGGGAAGAAAAACACCATGATCGCGAAAGCCTGGTGGAACTCGGTTCGCGCTCTCGGGAATGCGGGCGCGAGGGCGACGCGCTGTCCGTTCCGAATGCGGGTCGGTCCCAGGTACTTAGAACAACCCTGGGGGAAGAACCACGTCGACGCGTCGCTTCAGAAACTTCTCGACCAAGACTTGATCATTCCGGAGATCGAAGGGATCGGACAGCCGCAGAACTTCGGCGTCGCGCCGCTCGGCGGTCTTACGAATAAGCTCGGCCGGACGACGCTTCTCACTCCGCTGATCTGTACCGGCGTCGAGGGAGTCGTCGACGTGGGATACGGGGGCTCGAATGTCGCCGAGTTCGAGGATCAGGACATCTACACACACCGGGACGGCGTGAGCGCGGGAAGCGCGGGCGGCGACTCGGGGTCGTGGATTGTCTCGGACGATGGATCCGAACTCTGGTCGCTTCTCTTCGCGGGCGGTCCTCAGCAAGGCGGACCGGACATCACGATCGCAAACAAGATCAGCGACGTCGTCGCGGTCTTCGGACAGGGAATGAGGCTCACATGATCGTACGAACGCTGATCTCGACGCTCGTCTTCTGGTTCGTCCTCTCGATCACCGTCGCGCCGGTCTTCGCTCAGGAGGACGAGGACGAGGTCGACCCGAACGGCGAGGTCCGATGGTGGGCAGTCGGGACCACGTTCCGGACAAACTTTAACGACCCTCGCGCCGGTCTCGCGATCTTCGGTGAGGGGAAAGACGCGATCGTGATCCAGACCGACGAGGATCTCGACTCCGCTGTTCGACCTGTCGGATCGCTTCAGCTTTTGTTCCCCGTTCTCCCGTGGCTTGAGGTCGGACCGAGCATCCTCGCCGAGCCTGGGGAAAATATCATAGACAAGCTCTGCGCTGGACCGACGTTCGCGTTCAAGCGCGGCGGAATGGCCTTCGGCGTCGGCGTCGCTGTCTGCGCGCAACCGAACGCCGTCTTCGCGGATCCGACGTTCGTTCCCGGCCTCGCGCCTCCAGGCGGCGCAACGGAGATCCGGACGTTCACGAAGACAAACTATACGACCGCGATCACGTTCACCTTCTCCGGCGTGAAGCGACCGACTCCGACGCCTCGCCGCGTCGACCCGCAACCTCCACGAGGGAACGCGCCGGACCGGTTCGTTCCACTTTCAGACCGATGAGCTATCCGCGATCAACGATCGATCGGTTCTGGCAGAAGGTCGACGCACACAGCGGCGAGTGTTGGATATGGCTCGGCCAACGTCGGGGAGGATACGGCCGGTTTTGGATCGGCGAACACAGGAAAAGCAACAGGAAGATCGACGCTCATCGGTTCAGTTACGAACTGACGCACGGAGCTATCCCGCCAGGCCTTCAGGTTCTCCACCGCTGCGACAACAGGCCATGCGTGCAAACACCACTATATCTCGTATCTATTAGGCGAAAGTAGAAAGTTCTCTCCCTAATGTTGGATATATTACCACGAAATATGTTTGATATTATGTCTCTTGTAAGATATCATACGCCTCAGAGTTGGTTTATAACATACATTCTTACATGGCACCTTAAATGTTATTCAGAGCTATTGACCTTACCCCACATGAGGTAGAGGTCCATAAACGTATTGATGATCTCAGGAAGCGGCTACGCAATGCCGTCCAGCCGCGCCGCTGGACCGGTTTGCTTAGTCGCTTTGCGGCTGCCAAAGCGCTCCAAGGGTCGAATAGCATCGAGGGGTATCACGTAAGCGACGAGGATGCTGTTGCCGCCGTTGATGGTGAAGAACCTATTGAGACCCCAGGGAAAACCTGGGCCGCCGTCCGTGGTTATCAAGAGGCAATGACATACGTTCTGCAGCTCTCGGACGATCTTCACTTCAAATATTCAGATGACCTCATCCGAGGGTTGCACTTCATGATCATGAAATACACCCTCGACTACGGACCACCAAAACATCCCGGCCGATACCGCCCTGGGCCGATCTATGTCCGAAACGAGGCAACAAAGAAGGTGGTGTACGACGCTCCTGACGACGCACTTATCCCTGAGCTAGTCACGGAATTAGTCAGCGACCTGTCTGAAGCTTCTGCTCTGCCACCGATGATACGGGCAGCTATGGCGCACCTTAACTTGGTAATGATTCACCCGTTCTCAGACGGAAATGGTCGAATGGCCAGATGTCTCCAAACCATGGTTCTAGCTCGGGAGGAGATCCTAAGCCCAGAGTTTTGCAGCATTGAAGAGTATCTATGGAACGAGCGCGCAGACTATTACGCTGTGCTGTCAGACACGGCAAAAGGAGCATGGCATCCTGAGAACGACACAAGCCGATGGATTCGATTCTGTTTGATTGCCCACTATCGCCAAGCGATGCGATTGCTCCGTCGAACTCGCCAAATGCAGCGCGTGTGGGATGAGGTTGAGCAATTAATTGCCAGCGCGAAACTTCCGGAAAGGATGGTGGCTAGCTTAGTCAATGTGACCATGCGCCCGCAAAACGGTATTAGGAATCCCCACTATCGGCACGCAGCGGGCGTTCCTGAACACGTCGCAACTAGAGACCTTAAGATGTTAGCCGACCATGGGTTCATAGTCACTGCGGGTGAGCGAAAGGGTCGCCGCTATTTCCCAGGCCTGCAACTGCAAGAGATTTGGAAAAAGGTGCGTGAAGCGGAGCGTGGTCCAGAACACGAAGACCCGTTCGCTAGCGAAACAGACTCAGTGCCTGGCTTGCAATCAGAAGCGGCGACCGTGTGAACTTCGGCGAGGAAACCAGGATGCGGGCGTGGTGAAAATCGGTAAACACAGCGATTTCTAGAATCGCCGCCTGGCAGGGCTTGTGGGTTCGACTCCCACCGCCCGCACCTAGTCTGATGCAGCTTTCTTTTTCCTGGTCTTAGCTACTCGTTCGCTTTCTCGTTGTTCGTCGATTTCGTGCTTTGGGACTTTGAGCAGACGAGCCAGTAGATTCGTGAACCGCGCGTGCGGTGTCTCGCCTTCGGTCGCCGGTGGTGTCCACGATGGTCGCGCTGTCATCTGGCCTGCGCCGTCTTCCTCGAAATTGGCAGTTCCGTGGCCCCTACAAATCGCCTGGGCGTCCCGTTAGTTGCTGATAAGTCACGCGCCGTCCTTCGACTGAACTTAGCACACCCGCGAACCGCTCCGCGTCCGTCTGCTTCCGATGGTTGAACCGATACGCCTGCTCGTCAAGATACCGGAATAGGTGGAAGGGTTCAACACTGACATATGTGCCGGAGAGCGACCGCTTGAGCAAGCTCCAGAAGTTTTCGATGCCGTTCGTATGCACGTTGCCGCGCGCATAACTCTCCGCGTGGTTGATGACCTTGTGGGCGTAGTGGCTGTCGAGTCCATCGTAGGACTTTAGCTCGTCCGTGTAGACCTGTGACCCCGGCGCGACCGTGTCGAGCACTTCGCCCTGAAGGACATACTTGCGAGGTCGACCAATGACCGTCGTTCGCACGGTCGAATGTTTGTCTGGCCCGTGCCGCTGCAAGAGTCCCATGACCACTGCCTTGCCGACACCGCCCGTCCCCTTTAGCTTGCGCTGCCCCTTGTGCATGTTCCGAGCCTTGCCGCCGATGTAGGTCTCGTCTATCTCGACCTCTTCCCCGAGCTTGTCGAACGTCTTGGCCTGCATCGCTTTCCGAATCCGCTGAAGCATGAACCAGCCGGTCTTCTGGGTAACACCGATGGAGCCGGCTAGTTCGTAGCTACTGATACCGTTCTTGCAGTTCGCTATCAACCAGATGGCCGTGAGCCACTTTGAGAGGCTAATCGGGCTGTCCTCGAAGATCGTGCCCTTCTTGACCGAGAAGTCCTGATTCTTGCTATGCTCACGGCAGCGCCAGGTGCGCTGTTTTGCTCGGTATTTTACTTCGATATTGCCACAGGTCGGACAGGCGACGCCGTGGGGCCAGCGCATCTGGACCATCGTCTGGTGCGCTACCTCTGGGTCAGCGAAGTGGATAATGGCTTCTTGGAGGGTTTTAGGGGTGCCTACGTCTGACATGCCCCTATATTACTGGGTAAGTAGTGGGGAGTCAAGTATATTATTACCCTAATTTGTGGGTAGGTCAGCCGGGGTCCCACTCGCGGTCTCTTAGTAGCGCGCAACGGAGGCGTACGGGTCGTCCCGGCTGTCTTACTCAATCGCGTGATAGGCTGTCCGAATGAAGACACTCACTGTCGCGCTGATTCTTCTCGTCTCGTTCGTCCTGGTCTTTCTGGTCGCTCCCGCACACGCACAGGACGTCGTCAATCCCTCAGAGGTTAGGTTCGAGCTGTCGGTCGATCACAGCCTGGTCACGAGTTACGAGGTTGACCTGGTCGATTCATCCGGAGCTATCGAGGCAACGATCCCGCTCGGGAAACCGACCGGCGTCGCGGGTCAAGATGTCACGGTGTCGATCAACGTCCAGCCGATCACCTTCGGGACCTATACCGGCGTGTTCCGAGCGGTGTTCGATCCGACGATCGCCTCGGTCGACGTCCCCGCGACCAACAACGCGATCCGGCAACCTGGCGGACCGTCGAACCCGCGCTTCGCGGAGGTCGTCGGAACCACTCAGATTGTGATCGGATGAGAGCCGCGATCGTTGTCGCGCTGACGCTTGCGACGGCGAGCTGTTCCGTCCGGACGCCGATCACGTTTCAGAATCCGTTCGGGTCAGAGCCGCCGCTCGGGGTGTTCGACCCGCTCGCGCTCGGTCCGCTCCTCGTCTGGGGCTATGCCGACGCGGCGCTCGTCCAGCGCTGTCCGGACCCGTCAAACCCTGGTCTGAATCCTGGCTGTGAAGTCGCTCGGTTCATGGTGTACGACGGGTCGACCTGGTTCGACGCCGGTCTCGTTCCGTGTGGGGATCCGACGTGCGCCGCAGAACAGTACGAGTTCCGCCTTCAGGACACGTACGTTCAGCTCAAAACAAAGGTGATCGCCTGTAACGATCTCGGGACCGCGACCGGCGTCTGGGACTCGGCGGACGGATGCTCCGTCGAAGGGGCGACGCTCATCATGATCGCGCCGCCGACGAACCCACGATTCATTCCGTGAGGAGAAACCGATGATGGACGAATACTCGCTGAGGCTCGCGAAGGGAAACATTCAGTCCCATCGGATCGTGAACAAGTTCGGCCGGAACGCCGACGTCGACCTCGCCGCCGCTGAGGAAGTCTGGGCGACAGGCGGACTCCGGACGTACCTCGCAGCGGCAGAAACGCTCGACATTGTGAGTACGGATGCGGCCGACGCGGGCGCGGGGACCGGCGCTCGAACCGTTCTGCTTGAAGGTTGCGACGCCAGTTTCGAGGAGATCACCGAAATCGTTACGCTCGCCGGACTGACGCCGGTCGTCACGACTCAGGCCTTCATCCGTCTGAACCGCGTCTTCGTCGTGACAACCGGGACCGGTCTAGAGAACGCCGGGATCATCACGATCGATCCGACCTCGTCCGGATCCGGCGCTCGCCAATGCACGATCGCGGCGGGCGACGGTCAGAGCTTGATCGGTCACTATTTGATCCCGGTCTCTCATAGCGTCTATATGATCTCGATGCATACCTCGATCGCGGCGGCGGCGGGCGGCGCATCAAAACAGGGAAACTTCCGACTCTTCTACCGACCGACTGGCGGCGCGTGGCGGATACAAAACGATTTCCGCCAGCGGTCGGACGGTTCTCCCTCGCCGGACCTCGCGAACGGCGTTCCGACGAAATACGAAACGGGCGATCTGAAGTGGATTGTCTCCGTCGACGCGGACGATACAGCGGCGTTCGTTCAATACTCGATGATCCTGGTGAACGACTAATGAATAGACGAGTCTTCTTCTCGATACTTGCCGCGCCGGTCGTCGTCGCATTCAGGACGCCTGTCGCCTCCGACTATGCCGCGAGGTTCTTCGCGATGGGCGCGACCGCGCCGCTCCACGGGAAACAGGCGATCGTCTCCTCTGGAGAGTTCCTCGCGCTCCGCGAACTGCAAGCGAAGGAGATCGCACGCTGGTTCGGGATCCCGCCTGGACTCCTGAACGATGGGCCGACCCCTCACCGGTTCTACGGGTGAGCTTGACGCCGAGTCGCTTCGCGGAGTAGATTCACAGCTCCTAACGGACGGACGGACGGAGGTTTAGACATGATCAATCTCGACTTGGTTCGAGCGACGTATCGGCGCTGGAGATTGCGTCGAACCTGCCTCTCGGTGAAGCGCCACTTCGCCGCTCTCGGGTTTCCGTCCGTCCAAGTCCTCACCGACGACGAGCTGATCGAGGGTGTTCTCGCCTTCATGAAACTGGCTCCTTCGCTCGGTGTCACTGTCACTCAGACGACGGAGGCTCTATGTTCATCAGACTGCGGAAGGCCATTCAGGACCACTTCGAGCACACGACGCAAGACTCCATTTCTCATTCACGTCTGACCGCGATCGTCGACGCGGAGGAGAAGGCCGAGCGAGAGATCGAACGCTCTCCGTGGCTGGAGTTCGAGAAGCGCTGGACGAGCGCCGACACCTTCACGTTCTTAGTTCCGGAACCCTGGCGGATTCAGCCGCTCCCTCACGGCGGGTACGTCGAGCTTCGGTACCAGGTCGACGGGGAGATTGTCTCCTCGATCAGCGGTCGCGCTGTCTGGCCGAAGGGACTCCCGGCCGATGCGGTCTGAGTTTCCGGACGGCTACGTTCACGACTTGAGCGACGAGGCGATCGCGGAGGCTCGCGCCAAAGTTCCCGCGCTCCTTCTCTCGGGTCTCGACGCCTACGTTCGCGACCGGATACCGGTCGGGTCCTTTCTGATGGCGGTCCTCCAGAACGATCTCGTCGACGCGTTCAGTCGAGCCGAAATGTTCAGCGAGACGGCGCTTCCCGACCTGGTCCGATACCTGAACTGGTGTCTCCCGTCGCCGTGCTACGGCTCACCGGAGAAGGTGAAGGCCTGGCTCGCTGACTAATGGAGTGGTTTCTGGATCAAGTCGTCGCCGTCTTGTTGGTGATCGCGCTGTTCGCGGCGTTGCGGGCGCTCTGGTTGCAGCTATGAACCGAAAGCGAATAAAGGAGATCGACCGAACCAAGCGGAAGGGCTATCGAGCGATGACCGGTCGCGATCACGAGAACCTTCACCGGGCGGGACACACGCGGAAGTACGCGAACGCGGTCTCGGCCTCCTCGCCGCCGCCGACGTCGTCCCTCTGGGATGACCTCGTGAGCTGTCTCCGATCGAAATGAGCGGAGCGAGGCGGGCGCGGACTGAATACTGTCCCTTGTGCAGGGGAATCATCCCAGGTTCCGATCGGTCGCTGTTTCCCCAGGCGACGACCTGCGAGGTCTGTATGTCGAAAGCGAAGAAGAAGAAGACGAAGCGAATCCGAAAACCGAAACCGAGCGGGGAGACCGCGCCTCGGCCGAGGCCTAGCGTATGAGCGATCTCGATTGGACGAGCGCGAAGAAACACTTCGACGGCGTCGAAAGACAGTACCTCGATCTGCGAGGCGTTCAAGGCGTGAACGTCGAGATCGCGCTGGCTGGTGTGTTCGCTCCATTATCTGAGCGTTACAACAAAGGCGAGCGGACGGTCGAACTTCACGACGCTATGAGGAGTGTCGAATGAGCTTCTATCTCTGTCCGCTCTGTCGGCGGAAGACGTATCACCCGAAGGACGTCGAGCACTCGTACTGTCCGTGTTGCGGGAGCGCCGACCTCCCGAAGAACTGTGAACACGTCGACTCGCCAGCGCGCCAGCTCTCGCGAGTGGAACACGGGGAATAGGTGTGAGACACGAGGATTCCCCCGAGCTGTTCGGCGGCGGCTGTGGCGTGTCGACGGTCGGGAACATCACCTGTGGGTTCTGTCTTACTGACTACACCGACCGAGAGGATCCGAACGACCCGAGCGGCGGGTTCTCCGACGTGTCGATCGCTCATACCGACTTCGCCGGTCTCCAGGTTTGTGACTGTTGCTATGAACGGATCGAGCAGGAGATCCTTTACCGGATACACGACATTCTGATCTGGTACGGGAAGATCCTCGACAGACAGAAGCGGACCCTCGTCGCGAACGAGGACGCGCTCGCCGACGTCGAGAAGAGGATTCGCTGATGGGCGGACAAAGCGGGAAGGTTCGGAAGCGGACAGCTCGAGCGGAAGACCCGGCGTCATCTCGGGCGCTCGCTCAGGTAAAACCCCGGAAGCTCTCCCGCCAGGCTCGACCCGATCAGATCGCGCTCGAGAAGATCGGCGGCGACGCGTCCCTCGCGGCGCAAGGGCTCAGCCGATCGAACTGGACACCGACGCAGGTCGAGACGATTCTCGAACCCTTCACCGTCGACGAGCTGGAGATCCTCCCAGGCGGTGAGGTCTACATTCCGCAGATTCACGTCCGAAACAAACTGAACAAAACCTTCCGGCCGGGGAACTGGGGTCTCGACTTCGACCCTCCCGTCGAGAAGGGCGGGCGCGTGATCATCCTCTGTCGCCTGTACGTGAACGGCGTCGCCGTCGCGAAGGCCTTCGGCGAGGGACGATACCAGGCGTCGAACAAGAAACACTCCTGGGGAAAGGCGCTCGAATCCGCGAAGTCAAACGGCCTCGTCCGCTGTGTGAAAGATATCGGCATGGCGAACGAATGCTGGAACGGTCGCTGGACCGCGAGGTTCCGGCGCGAGAACGGCGTGTATGTGAAGCGCCAGCGTAGCTCGGACGGCTGGCGGAATGTCGAAGGCGAACCGTTCGACGACGAGATCGATATCGATCCGAACTCACCGAATGCCGACCGCTACCAGCGGCCGACCGCGAAGGGACGACTCGCCGCGAAGACTCGGCCGCGCCAGGACGAGGACGAGGACGCCGCTTCGCGGGCCGACGTGCGACACACAACGTCGGTTCAGCCAGCTGGCGACGGACCGATCACTGAGGGCGCGCTGAAGAACCTCATCGGTCACGCGAGGACGCACGAGATCACCGACAAGGCGCTGAAGGATTTTCTGAAGGCCCAGTTCGGATACTCGTCGAAGAAGGAGATCCTGAAGTCTCAGTTCAAAGCGGTGAAGGAGTGGATCAGCGCACCATACGACGTGATCCTCGAGGAAGCGCCTCCGGATAACGTCGACACGAAAACAGGAGAAGTTTCAGAGGGGAAGGTCGTGGAAGTCTGATGATGAAGTTTGCCGCGAAGCACGTCGAGAGAATCATGGACGGACGAAAGATCGAAACGCGGCGCGACTGGCCGACTGTGAAGTTCAAGGTCGGGTCGATCCAGTCGGCGACCGTCGAGCGCGGGGAGGGCAAAGAGAAGAAGGCCGAGGAGTTCGCCAAGCTGGAGATCCTCAAGATCGACGAGGAGCGTCTGTCGACACTCACACGGGCGGCGGCTCGCGCCGAGGGCTACGACTCCGTCGCGGAGTTCGTCACGTCCTGGCGGAAGCGGGTCGGGATCTGGGATCCGTCGCTGGTCGTGAAGGTGATCCGGTTTCGTGTGGTTCGATGAGCGGTCCGGCAGACGTGATCCGGAGGCTCCGCTGATGGGCGGGACACCATGACGATCCGAACCTTCCTCGAGATGGTTGACGACGAGCTACATATCGACATCCGCGACGTCGACCTCGACGGCGAGATGACACTCGAGATCCTGGGTCGTCTGTACATGGCGTGGTCTCGCGTCTGTTCATCGTTGAAAGGGAACATCTCCTGATGGGCGGGCGATCAGGAAAAACCAGGTCGACCGGACCAGCGCTCCTCCTGTGCGGTCGCCGTATCGTCGGCGCGGTTGCGACGATCGGTCTTCGTGAACTCAGCACGCGGCGTCCGATGATCCGGTTTCGGTTCGACTATATCCGCTTTATTCCTCGCGATGCGCCGACAGCCGATCACGCGTACTCGCTGAGGATCCCAGGCGAACCGGATTGGAGGTTTCGCGGCGTGATTGTCGAGGCGAAGTGTCCGAGGGTCGGTCCCGAAGAACTCACCATCGTTCCCACGACACATCTCAGCGGTCCCGAAAGAGAGGCTCGATAGTGTGGATCTATCTAAAGCGCGAGGGCGCGGGGAAAGCGCCGAACGAATCGGAGTGTCGGAGCTGTCGCCAGCCGGTAACGTGGGTCGTGAACGTCGCGACCGGAAAGTCGAACATCCTCGACGGACACGATCTCGCGTTCAGTCGAACGGATCGAGTCGCGGATCTGAACGGTGATATCGTGACCGCCGCCGAGGTCAAGCTCAGCGGTCGACTCGGCGATCACGTGAGCCATTTCTCCACCTGTAAGGATTCCGATAAGTGGAGAAGGTAGACCTCGCGTGGGCCGCTGGTCTCCGACGATGAACGACGACCGACGTCTAGCCGATACCGAAGTGGAACTGTTCGAGCTGGAGAGAAACCTGCGACGCTTTCTCGAAGACTCGATAGTTCGCGCCGAGTTCACGATCGAGATCGCTGAGAAAGTGATCCAACAAACTGGAACGTCGGAGGGGTCAACGAAGCTACTCGTCGAGGCGGGAGCCTTGCGCGACAAGTGGAAGCGTGAACTCGCCGAGCTTGACGACATCGGAGGCGACCGTGGTCGAACCACTCACTGATCAAGAGAAGGACGAAGCCTCGACAAGGCTCCGAGAGAAACTGTTCGAGCGGGTCCTCGCGATCAACGCTGCGTACTCAAAACAACTTGCGGACCTTCGTCGCTCGTGACGGTCGACAGGACGCCTCGATTCGCGATGGGGAACGAGGGCCTCGTTCCTCACGGGGAGCCGAGTCACCAAGTATGGGACGCGTACGGACGGACGCTCTTCAGGATGGGAAACGCGCTGAACTTTGTCGTCGGTGACTGGCTGGTGTACGGCGAAGAACGCGGCTGGTCGGACGACTCGACGTACTACGACGTCGCGAAGGCCTTCAGCCGATCGTACGAATGGGTGAGTCAATGTGTCCGCGTCGCTCGACAGTTCCCGCGCCGCCTTCGGAAACCCGGCCTCGCCTGGTCGGTCTATCGCGAGCTACTCGCCGCGCCGGAGTCTCAGCGCCGAGGACTCCTCGACCGCGCCGCCGATCAGGACTGGACGAAAGACGAGACGATTCGTCAGACAGGGCGAACGATCCCAGGTTCGCGCCAGCAACACACACCACGACCGACGAAATGGGGAGGCCGAAACGTTCGCTGTCCGAAATGCGGCGAGCGATTCCAGATCACCTGATGGCGCTCCCTGGAAAGTTCCGATTCGACTCCCGCCTGCATCAGTACTGGCTCGAGCATGGCGAGCGGCGGTACTACCTCCCAGGGACGACGGAGATCCTCAAGACCGCGAACCGGTTCGACGACAAGTGGATCCCTCACGAAGCGCGAGAACGCGGCTCCCTAGTACATCAGCTCACCGAGGACCACGACCTCGGCCTCGTCGACCTGAACACGGTCGAGGGTCCGCTCCGTCCCTGGTGTCTTGCCTATCTGAAGTTTCTCGCCGAGGAGCGTCCCAGGTATGACCGGATCGAGCTCGGCGCGTTTCACCGGAAGCTCGGGTTCGCGACGATTATCGATCGCGTCGGCGCGTGTCGCGGTCGCGGGCCGATGGTGATGAACATCAAGACCGGCGCGCCAGCTCACGCGAACGAGCTTCAGAGCGCCGCCGAGATTCTGGCGTACGACAAGCGACGCTCGAACAGGAAGCGGGCGATCCTTCAGCTCAAATCGAACGGTGATTATCGCTTGAAGTGGAACGAGAACTTCGCCGACTTTGACGAGTTTCTCGAATGCCTAAAGACGTGGCGCAAAGAGTGTCACGATCCGGCGCGGAATGGTCCGCTCGAACAGTTGGACAGGATCCGATGAAGCCGAGGCCGGTGCAGACTCGTCGCGGAGGTCGAGCTGGGGAGGGTGGGCGCCGGAGTTACGAGCATCGGTTGGTTGCTGAAAGAGCCCTTGGGCGGGAACTCGACGGGAGCTGCCCAGTTCATCACGTCAACCAGGTCAGGAACGACAATCAAAACAGGAACCTAGTGATATACCAAGACGCGGCGTATCACTCCCTCCTCCACGTGAGAACACGAATACTCAGGGCTGGCGGCGATCCGAACCGTGATCGGATGTGCTGGGACTGCAAACAACCGAAACCCCTTAGCTTTTTCCCGGCGAACTCTCCGAATGGTGAATGCCACGATTGTTCGAGGGAGCGGGCCAGGATTCAAAGACGAAAGGAATGACGTGACTAAAGCGAAACGGACCTCTTTGACAGCTCTCGCGACTCTCAAAACGGAGGGGACGCTGGAGCTTCGCCGCCTGAACGCGGCAAACCTGACACCTTTCAGGCCGTCCGCCCTAAACCGCCTCCTGAAGCTCGCGAGCGCGCTCCCGACCGTGACGACCGAGGGGTCGGATGAGTTCTCGTTCGCCCTTCAGGACGACGCTCAGGCCTCCTCAGCGCGGGATCTGGTCGCGGGCCTCTCGGCCTGGTCGAAGGATCTGAAGACCGATCCGACGTACGCCAGGCTCAAGGCGCGGTCCGATGAGATGGTGAAGACTCTCCGCGCCTACGTCGCCGCTCACGAGAAACCCCGCCAGGCGGTCGAGAAGGCGCTCAGGAACGCGATCGTCGCCTTTACTGAGGCTCAGGCCGACGAGAAGGCTCGTTTCGCCAGGGAGGAGGCTAAGGAGGAAGCTCGCCAGCAAGCGGCCGAGAATGAGCGGGAGGCGAAGAAGCTCGACCGGGCGGCGAAGAAGTCGAAGAGCCGAGGGGACCGGGTCGACTTCAAGGCCGAGGCTCAGGCGCTCCGCGACCAGGCGCTCCCCGACGCGGACGCCGCCGCCGAACGCGCTCGGAAGGAGGCGCTCGGCGGTGAGAAGGGGAAGGGGACGGTCGCTGAGAACTATCTCGTCCTGGTGGACGATCCCGGCCTCCTGGTCGCGGCGATCGTCGCCTCGAACCCCGAGCTGATGGAGATCGCGAAGGGACTCGCGAAACAGAAGCTCGCCGAGATCCCCATCGCGGCGCTGAACCTGAAGCGGGAGACGAAGAACAGCGCGACGCGCTCGAAGGGGGACCTCGTCCCGGCTCCCTGGCTAACCGCGCTCGCCGCCGCTCACGACGGGGAGATTCGGATCCCTGGCGTGATCTGTAAACGCGACCCGAGGTATCGATCGATATGACGAACGAACAGCTAGCTATCGTCCTCGACTCGTTTACCGTGGGACTTCAGGCCGCTCGTGAGCAGATCCAGAACGGACTCCCGCCCGAGTGTGCCGTCGAATCCCCGCCTCTGATCCCACCACTGTGTTCGGATCCGTTCATCTCGTATCCGGTACTCGAACCGCTCGACGAAGAGATCCAGCGACTCCTCCGGTACGGCGACGAGCTGAGGAAGGACAAGTGAGGCGCGAGCCGGTCAGACCGGACGACGAGATGAGCGACCGACAACACGGGTACCTCGCGACGATGGTCGGCGACGGGGAGTACTGGCGCTGTGATCATTGTGGTCGCCAGTTCGTACCCGAGTACCGGACGGCGCGGTACTGTTCGCGGGTCTGTCGGGGTCGCGCCGGGAATCTCAGGAGAGGGAAGCGGTGAGGGGGGAAGAATGAAAGTCGAAGAAGAAGAACGACCACACGGGCAGATACGCGAGCGGCTGGTGTTCAGCTCTGGCAGACGGTTGGATATATGGGGAGCGATAGGACTGAACCCGAAAGCGCTCACGCTTCACTACGGGTACGACGGCGACCTGTGTGAAGACTTCGAGCTGACAACTGACGAGAGGATCGAGCTAGCCCTTTACATGGTCGAGAAGTGGCAGACGGCGCTCGCGCTTGCAAGGGCGGATCAATACAAGGAGACGCGGCGTGTCGAAGAAGGTGCCTAAGAAGAAGGCGGCGAAGAAGAAGGCGGCGGGGAAGTCCGCAAAGAAGAACGTTCAGACGGTCGGTGATCCCGACGCGATCGCGCCGACCATCGAACCCGTCGAGCCGAAGGTTCTCGACCCGACGAAGGCTGAGGGCGTCGAGCCGCGAGGGTTCCCCTATATTTGGGTGACGTGGCTCTGTGGTCCGCTCGACGGCGAGGAACAGTGTCAGTACGCGGGCTGGTTCAAGACTCACTTCAAGTATCCGAAAGAAGACTCGGACCTGGACGAGTGGAAACGGAAACACGCGGCGCTCGTGGCGAAGCGGGCGACCGAGCTGATCGCCGAAGGCTGGAACGTCACGATCGAAGATCAGAACGCGATGAAGGTGAACGGCGACGCGGCGACGGTCTCAGGGAAACCCGATATCGTCGCGAGGAAGAACGACGACGTTCTGATCGTCGACGCGAAGACCGGGAAACAGAAAGGGAAAGACCGCTGGCAAGTCCGGATCTATATCGCGCTGATCCCGTTCGCGAAAAAGGCGTGGGCGAACCTGAAGTTCTTCGGAGAGGTTCGGTACACAGACGACGAGAAGCTCGTTCATATCACGTCCGAAGCGAAACAGCGGATCTTTGAGCTGGTCCGAGTCTTCGCCGCTCCGGAAGCTCCGGCGCGCGTCGGGTCGAAGAAGGAGTGTAGATGGTGCGAGATTCCCGCCTGTCCGGACCGTGTCGACACCGGGCTCGAGGGCTCGGCTCAGGGCGTCTTCTAGAATGTCGCTGTGTCGCTTCGCTTTAGGAAGGACGGAACGGTGTATCGGGGCGGCGAGGTTGTCGGATCGATTCGGTATCACAGACACCGGTTCGTCTTCGCGGCGAAGTCGAGGCTTCTGGTGTTCGTCCTGGCGGACCTCGAAGCGATCGGGTTTGAGATTCGGAGACGCGCTCACCAGATCGTTCTCGATCGTGAATGTCAAAAACTAAAGTCGAGGTCGTCTCACTGAAGGGCGGGTTCATGGTTCCACGTCCGGCGATCGAATGTCTCTGGGACCTGGAGGATCACGGGTACGAGGTTCGGATGCACGGGTCGAAGCTGATCCTCCGAGCGCCAGCGGGCGAGAAGGTCGGGAGCGAGACGCGTCACGCGGTCACGGAACACAAGCCGAACCTGATCCGGCTGATTCGGTACGTCGAGAAGGCAAGGAAGCTATGAAGAAAGGGAACGGGCCGTACTTCCTGTTCTGGTCGATCGCTATCACGACGGGCGTCGTCCTGGCGATCGCGGTTCTCCAGCGGCTCGATATTGTGATCGAGTTACTCGGAAAGATCGCGGGGATGGAATAAGAAGACATGGGCGGCTGAACCCTCGTGTCGGACCGAACGACGACGTCTCGTTTCCCATTCGGGTACGGTCCGATCGCCAGGAGAGACGAATGAACAAACCGCTCGCACAACGAAGCATCCTCCGAATGATGATCGCTCGCCTAGAGGAACGACCGTCGCTCCTCTCGGACTTCGAGTTTCTACACCGGATGGTCGTCCCTCCTGGCGCGACTGTCTCGAACGAAAGCGAGGAGGAGGCGGTTCAGATGACGCTCGACCGGCTCCGCGAGATCGTTTCCGATTGACGGCCGAGGAAGGAATGAGGTACAAAGCACAACGCCGCCGAGCTGAAGACTCGACGGCGCGAAGACTTGAGACGGAAGTCAGCGGGTCACGGTTGGGAACCGCTTCCCTGTGTCCCGCTATTCTCCCCTCCCAGGTACCTAGAAAGCAAATCTTCAGCGGGTCCAGGCAGAACTCCGGCCGAGGGACCTGTATTGGCGGAACCAGGCTATCGGGCGGCGCGGTCACAGCCTGGCGGGAGGCGCGAAGAGCCAGCTCCTGATCGCACGAGCGACGACGCTCGAAGAAGCTGGCGAAACGCGAGCGGTCGGACCGTCCGGCTCGCGGACTCATACGCTCCGGTAGAACTCAGGGCGCACGAGGGAGAGCGATTCCCCTACGGAGTCGCTCTGTCTCAAAACAGCAACCGGATCCAATCTAGGACGAAATCAGACGAACGGATAAGCGAATGAAAGTAGAACGACAAGTGAGAATCCAACACGGAACCGGCGAGGTCATACTCTCATGGGAGGAGTCACTAAAACTCCTCGCTCAGCTCCTCGTGTTTCACGCGAGCGATATCGACGGCTTTGTCGACGAGGCGATCGTCACACGCCTCGACGAACTCACAAAGGCGGGATCATGAAGAAGGCGATCTTCTCGCTGGCGGTTTCGATTATTGGGTGTGTGTATGTCTCGGTCGAGAGTCGGAGCGTCGGATGGCTGGTCGTCTTCCTCCTCACGTCACTGGTGAATATCCTGCTGATTCAGTGGAAATGGTCGCGGCTCACGAAGGGGGAGTGATGGTGTTACCAGCTTTCGATCCCTCGTATATCATTCGGACCGAGCGTGTTCAGCTACGACTCGCCGCGCTGTTACGTGATGAGTTTCCCGAGGAGGAGGCTTATATTCTCGCGTCGGCGCTGAGCTATCAGGTCGGTGAGATCATCGTGAAGGAAAACGTTCGCCTCGGGACCGACGAGACGGAACAGTTCGCGACGCTGTTCACTGGGATCCTTCGACTCCACGTCGAGACGATGAAGGATCGATCATGAGACCGATAGCGACGAACATCGCGGCCGAACTGGGCGAGAGCGCGGTCGCAGCGATTGAAAGCCTTGAGTCGTTTCCCTTCCCTCAAATACGCGAGGCGGCGTTAGACCATCACGAGAACACCGCAGAGTCGCACGCGATCGCGGCCGGTCACTATGGGAACCAGGCGCTCGATCACCTGGACCGGAGTCGACACGTCCTCGACCGCCTTTTCGAGCGTCGACGATGAAGCTCTTTCAGTGTCCAAACTGTATGGAGGTTCACGCGCTCCCTGATTCATACGAGGGCGGGTATCACTGTGGAAAAGATCCCGGTCTCCGCTCTCGCCTCATCCTCACGATTAGCGGCTCAATCCGATACCCTGAACCAGGCGACGATAGTGAAACAGATTACGGACGGAACGCCAGCGGACAAGATCGAGAAAGCGGAACAGCGGAAGAACGCGAGGATCCTCAAGGCGGTCAGTAACTTTCGGAAGCTCGCGGCTCAGCTCGTCGACGCGGCGTCGGAGGTTGAGGAACTCGTCGCACAGGGAACCACGTCGACCGACGCGGTTCGTCTCCAGTTCGTCGCTAAGTGGGAGCGCCGGTACCCCGGCGAGAAGTATCCCGGCGCGGTCGCTCGCGACATGAAGAGCGTTCGGGACCTCCGGAAGCACTACCTCGACGCCGTCCTCGTCGAGCGAATGGATCCCTTCTTCGCCGAGACTGACCGCTACATCGCGAAAAACTCTCACTCTCTTGGTATATTCGCGCAGACAATCGTGCAGTATGGGAAGGGCGGGCGACAAGTCGCGGGTCGTGGCGCGCAATCAGACGACGCCGACCTATTTAATCGGACACTGGACGACAGGCGGCAGCGATGACCGACCAGGAAGAGGAACAGTTTCGCCGCTGTTATCACTGGCTGTGTGCGGCATGGCAGAAAAAGCGCGACGTGAACGAGTACGACGTGTTCCTCGCGACGTGTCGGCCGCTGTCTCTCCCGGCGATCGAGGCGGCGACACTGGCGCTCTGTCGCCAGGGGACCGGCACGGACGGCCGACACTTCTTCCCGAAAGCTCCCGAGCTGTTCGGCCTGGCGCTGAGGTTCGAGAAGAAGGCGCTCGAAGCGGCGATCGAAACACACAAGTCGATCCCTGTCGCGGCCGACCAGGTCGCGGCCGACATGCCGGGTCTCGGGCGAGCGAAGGCGAAGGCGATCCGAGAGCTAAAGAAGGCTTATCCCGGCGCTGAGAAAATCCTCCAAGCGATTCCGATTCGACACCCGATGGAGGGCGGCTGGATTTGTGTCGAGTGTCGCGACTCGGGGTCGATCGTCGTCGACGACAAGTCGACCCCGTGTCACTGTGCGGAGAAGAATCCGGTCGTTCGGCTGAAGTTCCTCGGTGGCGTTCGCGCTGGTATCTTGTCGGTCGACCGTGAGCTGGCGACGCGGCGGTCGGACTTCGCGCCGCTCATCGGCGACGGCTCGGGGTAGAATGTCGTCACGTATGGACGGGACGGACGCGGTAAGTCTCTGGGTCGAAGGTCTTCCAAAGCCGAAAGGTTCATGGGATGCTATGTGGAACGCGAAGCGGCGCTGTTGCATCCTCTTCGCGAAGAACTCGCCGGAGGCTGAGGTTTGGCGGAAGGCAATCTTCTACGAAGCGAAGCGCGCTCACGTCCCGCGCTTGATGGACGGACCTATTCAGATCAAGATCGTGTACTACCTGCCTCGCGCTCAGAAGACGTCGGTCGAGTTACTGTTTCGGGATAAGACACCGGACATCGACAAGCTCGACCGCCTCGTTCTCGACTCACTCACCGACGTCGCCTGGCGCGACGACTGCCAAGTGTGCGACTCCCACTCGATCAAGCGCTACCTACCAGATGGCGGGAGGACCGGCGCGCAGATCACGATCGCTCCGCTTGCGCCGACGATCGCGGGGCTGTTCTCGTGAAGGGGAAAATCATCAGGCATATCGGGAAGAAGAACTTCGGGTTCCTCGCGTGCGAGGATCAGAAGGAGCGGTTCTTTCATGCTGGAGACGTGAACGACGACTCGAAACTGTTTCACGATATGGAAGTGAACGACGTCGTCGAGTTCGATCCGATCCGGATCGATCGGATGGTCGCGGGCGCGATCAAGACACTCGACCGGGCGGTGAACGTCATGTGGGTCGAGCGGAACGGGCAGCTCTAACAGTTCGGAACTCACGAACGGAAAGGACGGACGCAATGGTGAAGAAGAAAACTCCTCAGCGAAGACTCCACAGGAAGAAGGCCACAACGAAGACAACGAGCGGCGGGCCTCCTCGCCAGCAACGGCTCCCCGGCGACCTGGAGAAGACAGGGATCGCCGAGATCGAAGACGCCGCCGCCGAATACGAGAATTGGCGCGACAAGCGGCTCGCGAACCTGAAGAAGGAGAAGGTCGCGAAGGACCAGGTCGACGACGTGATGAGGAAGCACAAGAAAACGATATACCGTCGTCGGGTCGGCGATACAATCATGACGGTAACAGCGCGGACGACCGAGAAGCACGATGTCCAAGTGAAGCGCTCGCCGGTCCCGAAGGCGTAGTTCGTGAGCTGGCGTCCGATCAAACTCCCCGGTTACACACTTCAGTCGAGAGGGCTGAAGGTTCTCGACCCGACGCTGAAGCAAGCGGCCGAGGTCGGGGAGTTTCTTCGAGACCTTGAGGAACGGACACCGTTCTTTATCGGCGAATGGTGGGCCGACGCGAAGGCGCGGTTCGGCGATAGGGCGTACCAACTCGTCGACGGCTCAGGGTTCGAGCTGACCACGCTCACCGAGTACGCTCGCGTTCACGAGAAGATCCCCAAGGGTCGCCGGTTCCTCACGGGCGGGATCTCCTTCACGCACTATCAGGCGGTCGCGGGTCTCGACCCGGCGCACCAGCGGAAAGTCCTCGCGAAGGCGCGGGCCGAGAACCTGAGCGTCTCCGCGATCCGAGAGGAGGTTCGTCACGTCAAGCGGAGGCCGGTCGCCGAGGGGAAGGCGAAGCTCGTCGGGAAGTATCGGGTCCTGGTGTGTTCGCCAGACTACGGCGAGATCACGCTCGACGAGCTGGCGAAGATCCCGGTCGCGTCGCACATGCAACCGAACGCCGCGCTCTTCCTGGTTCACCCCGAGTCGCTTCGCTTTGAGATCGCGGCGCTCCTCGACGCCTGGGAGTTCGAGTACAAGCGGGCGATCATCTGGGACCGTGTACTGCACCAGCGCGCCGACGCCTACCTCGACGAGCGACACGAGACGGTCCTCTGGTGTGTGCGTGGGAAGCTCCCTCCGGATAGACTGACTCCGATGTTCGACTCGGTCGCGACCTGGCGAGCCGAACCGCACGACGGGGAGATCCCCGAGGAGTGTCGAAAGATGATCGAGCGGCTGTATGAGACCGGACCGTACCTTGAACTGTTAGCAAAGCGGAAAGCACGGAGGGCCGGATGGACGTACTACGGGAAGCAAATCGGAGAGAAGATCGCGTGAAGCCTGGCCTTTGTCAGTGTGGTTGTGGTGGCCGAACTAGACTCTCGACTGAGACCAGACCAGATCGCGGATGGATCACGGGGCGACCGTTGCGCTTCCTTCCTAATCATCATCCGAAGATGGCGCAGAATCCGAACTGGAACGGCGGATGGAGAGAGAGCCGTGAACGGGCTTACGCGAGGCGAAGAATTAGCGGTCGTGAGCGCGAACTTCACGCGTCAAGACGGCGATCGCGTCGCTACTTCCGTGATCAGCCTGTTCTTATGAGTCGCGCTCGCGCTCTCCGTAATGGAATAATCACGAGAGCGAGAGAGAAACAGCTTCCGGCCGATCTCGATATCTTCACGGCGGTCTTTATCTGTGACTGGCTCCAGCTCCAGCCAACCTGTGAATGTTGCGGCGTGACCTTCGACGTTGGATACAAGTTCGACCGACAGAAGAAAGACAACTCGCCGAGCCTCGATCGCTTCGAGCCGAGTGTCGGGTACGTGAAGGGGAACGTCTTCCTTGTATGCTGGCGGTGTAACAACCTGAAGCGTGACGCGACAGCCGACGAGCTTCAAACGATCGTCGATTGGATGAAAGACAAGCTCGGGGAGAAGGTCGCGTGATCGCCGATCGGAAGGTAAAGAACGTCGACGGAACCATGATGAGGCGGCTCTTCGCTCGCGCTCCCACGGGCGGCGACAAGCGCTTTCTGCGTAGCCTGAGAATCGCTCAGGATCTAGACTTACGGACGGAACTTACGGACGGAGGAGACTATGAAACTCGCACGCATCAGAATCAGTCGCGAGCTGTTTCTCGCCGCGATCCCGCTACCAAACGACACGCTGCTTCTCGGAGCGTCCGTCGTCGACCCGCAGACGATCGAGCTTGAGATCGAACACCCGTCGCTCCGCGACGTGAAGCTCTTCGAGGGCGAGACGCCGCCGATCATCAGGCCGACCTTCACGCAGGATCCCGAGGTCGAGAAGGCGCTTCGCCTGATTCAGACGAAGGTTCGAGCGCCGCTCTTTACTGAGTGGGGACAACACTCCCCGCGTCCGTCCGATGGCTGAATACGACGCTCGCGGTCGGTTCAGGCTGGAGTTCTTCGACCTCATTACGCCGAGGCTTGTCGAGTTTGAGAAGCGTATGGCGGAACTTGGTCGTGGGTTTCAGCTCGCGGGTGAGGCGATCGCCGGACTCGCGCCGGGGCTGAGGTCACTCGCCTTTATCCTGGCCTGGCCTCAGAGTTCCGACGAATGGGTCGAGACGGCATGGCTCATCCTTCGGCGAGGAAAACCTCGGCTCTCGCTTCGAGCGCTCCGACACGCGTTCCGCGCTCACTGTAAGGAGATCAACCTATGACGAAGCGCTGTCGGAACTGGCTGTGTGATGAACCGATTCGAGTAACCGTTGTTATCAATCTCTGTCCGGCCTGTCGGCGCATGGCGAGACTCGGCGCGGAATGGGTCGGGATCTCATGGCCGGTCTACCTCTTCGCTCGTTGGCTGGAGATGGTTCCATGAACGTCTACCCTATGAACGTCTACGTCGCCTCGAGCTGGCGGAACGCGAGACAGCCGAGCGTCGTGAACGATCTTCAGGCGAACGGGTTCGAGGTCTACGACTTCAGGAATCCAACTAGTCGGCCCGGCGTCGGTGGGTTTCACTGGAGCGATATCGATCCCTTGTGGAAGAGCTGGACGCCGGAGCAGTTCCGCGCCGCGCTCAAGCATCCGATCGCCGTCGCCGGGTTCTCGATGGATTACGGCGCGCTGAACGCGGCCGACGCGTGTGTTCTCGTGATGCCGTGCGGCCGGAGCGCGCATCTCGAACTCGGCTACTGTCGCGGGCAAAGCAAGCGGACCGGGATCCTCCTCGACGACGGCGAGCCGGAGCTGATGTACGGCCTCGCCGACTGTCTCGCCGTCAACACGATCGAGATCGTTCACTGGCTCAGGAGTAGCGCGTGAGATTTGACCGGCGCATCCCTTGTCGGAACGCTCGCTGTGATCGGATTGTCACGCGGGCGGACCGGACGCTGTGTCCCGCCTGTTATCAGATCATGGTCGGCGGCGCGCTCATCGGCGCGATCATGGCCGGGTTCTTTATCGGTGGCGTTCGCCTGGTGATCTGGTGGCTGAGCTGAGGCGGTCTCACACGCCGTTCGCGACCGCCTGGCGCGGGCCGCTTCTCGACGCGGTCGCTCGAGCGAGGCTGAGACACCCTGGCGTGAAGCTCAAACAGGGTGGCAGCTGGTCGTCGCCGAAGATCCTCCAGACGTACGCCGGGTTCTCCGATCTGATTCGCTGGATCTGGACGCTCGAAGAACCGGCGTACAAATCGCTCGCCGAACTCGGTCTGTCGAAACCCTGGAGTGGGGGGAGCGACCTGATCATGTGGGCGAACATCCTTGAGCGGGGCGACTCGATCGCGATTCATCATCACGGGAAGCGACCAGGCGGCGACAGCCTTCGCGGTGGCGTGTACGGTCTCTCGCTCCCGGCTGGCGGTGGGCGGCTCTGGACGACCGAGAGTGTCGACGGCGCGCACGACTTCGTCGACCCGACGCCGAACGAGGGCGAGGCGATCCTGTTCAGCGCGAAGTGTCTTCACGGCGTCTCGACTCATACGGCCGACGCGCCGCGAATAACGATCGCCTGGAGTTCGCGCTGAGCGATGCGCGTGAAGTATCTCCTCGTTTGTTCGCGGTGTCGTCGGATGCTCGACGGACAGCCGGAGGGACCGTACCGCGTGGGCGACCCGTGTCCGACATGCGGGCACTCGGGAACACTCCGGCCGTTCCTCGGCGACGGGACGAACCGGAAGACACTCAGGGAGACGAACGGACGTGAGAAAAAACCTGGCAGTTCTGATGAGTTCAGGGAACAAGGAATGGGAAACGCCTCGCGACCTGTTCGAGACCGTGAGTTCTAACGTCGGCGGGTTCGCGATCGACATCGCCGCGACGCCGAAGAATGCGCTCTGTCGGTACTACTACACGGAGAATGACGACGCGCTGGCGGACGGCTCCGGCTGGTCTCACCTGGGACGCGGACCGTACTGGTGCAACCCTCCGTACGGTCTCGGTATCTATCACTGGACGGAGAAGGCGGTCGCGCAACAGCTCATCGGAAACTTCGGCGTCTTCCTCCTCCCGGCGCGGACCGATACCCGCTGGTTTCACGACCACGTCTATCGACAGCCTGGCGTCTCGTTCGAGCTGATACGCGGCCGACTCATGTTCACGCTCGGCGGGAAACCGATCCTCGATAAGAAGGGCAAGCCGACGAGCGCGACGTTCCCCTCGGTCCTCATCTCGTACGGTCCGATGATCTGATGAAGCGATGAAACTAGTCGAGCGCGTTCACTGTGGCGAGACCGTCATGGTCTGCGAGGAGGTCCAGCAACCGATCGACCTCATGCGGTGCGGCCGGTGTCAACAGTTCGTCTGGTTACACCCTCAATACGACAAGAGGAGAGCAATGTCGACGACTCCAAAGCGCGACGAGATTCAGGTTCGATACACAGCGGCGGACCGCGAGTTGTATCAGTTCGTCGGCCGTCGCCGCGCCGAACAAACGAAGGCGAAGGGGAAGCCCGACCGCGCCGGACAGCGCGGCGTGAGTGTCCCGAATCATATTCTCGGAGCGGGCGCGGAGCTGGCCGTCGCCAAACACCGCGATTGTTTCTGGAACGGATCGCTCGGCGATTACGACGCGGAGGACGTCGGCGGGTTCTATGGAGTTCGAGGCGTCGAGCGCGAGTCGCTTCGCCTGATCGTTCATGGGGACGAACACCAGAGACCGGACAACCCCGATCACCCGATGATCCTCGTCGTTGTTCGACACGAGTACGCGACGCTTCGCGGCTGGAGGTATGCGAGGGACGTCACCGGAGGACTTGGGGCGAAAGAAGTCTGGCGGAAGGGCGGGGCCGCTTGGTACCTCGAGAGTACGCATCTCCTCGACATGCGAGACCTTCCTGAGCGGCCGAAACGATGAAGCGAGGGAAGAGATTCCGGAAACAATCCGGAAAGAATCAGGAGGCTCCGAAGAAGGGGATCGACTGGAACGGGTTCGGGTTCCCGAAGGGGGAGACCTCCCTCGAACGGCGCAACCGAGAACAAAAACAGGAGCGAGCGGTGAAGACGCGTGTCCGTGCGATCATCTTCCGGCGCGACCCGGCGTGTATGGTCCCCGAGGATCCGCGCTGGCCGCATGGCGGGCCGGACGAGTGGGGACACCTGGAGGAAGGACGCCGGACGAAGACGACCGGCCAGGATCCGGAGGAGCGACACACGACCGCGCTCGGCTGTCGAATCTGTCGGACCCATCATCGGATGTACGACGGCCAACAGCGACCGCGTCTCTCGCTGGTGTTCCTCACCGAGGACCAGGCGGACGGCGCGATCGAGTGGTACGTCGGCGAGCAGCTCGTCGGAGGAGGGAGATAGGTTCCCCGGTCCATCTGAAACCGACGCCTCTACGAGCACAGGTTGTCGGCATATAAGGGATGGCATAAGCGACGTTGGGAACTGGGTTCCGTTGCAACGGTCCCAGATTGCGGCGCGGCCGGGATTTCACAGAGGAGTGACGGATGCGATCGCCGGTCGAAATCGTTCTTGACATGCCGTCGATACGTGAACGGCTCACAGGGGGACGGATGAAGGACTATCAGTTTCAACACGGCGACACGGTGAGGGATCTCGTCACCCGGTTCGAGGGCGTGATCACCGGCCGCGCCGACTACATCTCCGGATGCAATCAGTACAGCGTGACGACTCGACTCTCGGGGAAGAAGAGCGGCGAACACGGGGAGGCGTGCAAAGAGATCGAGGGACGCTGGTTCGACGAGGACCGCCTTCAGCTCCTCGAGCCCGAGCGGATCGTTCTGCCTGGATACGCGACGCCGACAAAGAAGACAAAGAAGACGAAGAAGAAAGCGGCGAAGACGAAACGGCCGCGCTATCGACCAGGCGGGCCGAGCCACAACGAACCACCGAAGGGATAGGAAGGACGGACGAATGAGCGACACACGTTCCGGCGAACGATGCAATCTCTGCGGAGGCGGCGAGAACCTTCCTCATCACTACATCAGGTGTATCGAGGAGCTTCGCGCGCTGGTCGCTCGCATCGTGACAGACCAGAAGACGGTCGAAGATCTGGTCTTCCTCGGGGAACTGGTGAAGTGAGGTCCGACGAGTGGGTCGGCGTCGCTCTCTTGATCGGGTTCGTCGCGTTTCTTGTCGCCGCACTCTATGGAGGCCTGTAAATGCCTGAGTCTCTCAAGCGACCGTGTTCGATGCCTGGTTGTGAGGCGCTGGTGAAGTGGGGACGGTGTGAGGCTCACGCAAGGCGTCGCTTCGTCGTGTGCGGTCCACCAGGGAGCGGGAAAACGACCTGGGTTCGCGACCATGCGGAGGCGGGCGATCTGATCTGGGACCTCGACGAGGTTCTCGGCGCGTTCTCGTATCGCGGCGCGGTCTCACCCGGCCGCGTGTCGCACTGGATCACGACGGCGGCGGTCCTCTGTCGCGAGACGCTGGTCGACTGGCTCGGGTCGACGACGCTCGACGGGGAGGTCGGCGTGTATGTGATCGTCACGAAGAAGAGCGAGGCCGAGCGAATCGTGAAGACGATCGGCGCGGAGTTGATCGAGCTGGCCGCGAGGAGGGACGGATGAGCGGCGAGAAAGACGGCGCGTACGTCGGTAACTATCAACTGAACTCCGGAGTAAACATCTCGCTCCACGTCGACGGGTCGACCGGCCGCTGGTACGCGTACCAGAAGAGCGTCCGGCTCGCGAGTGGCAAGGATCGCGAGTCGGTGATCAGGAACGCGTCACGCACGTTTCGCCAGAAGAAAACACGCGTCGCGATCCCGGCCTCGTATCTTCACCATGAGGGGCGCTGGTCTGATCGCTACATCGTCGACCCGATCACCATCACAGGGATCGACGGTCGAACGGCGAAGGTCCGCTTCAGGAACGAACGCACGAAGCAATCTGACACGCTCGACGGCTATCACGATCAGGACGAGACGGTACTGAAGCGCCTCACAAAGACACAGGCGGCGAAGCTCCTCCGGCTAAAGAAGCGAGTCGAAGAGAGCGATGACGTGTACGGCAAGTTTCGGCATTCACTACAGCTCGACGGAGACCTCGTCGGCCTGGTTCAAGCCGCAATCGAGAAAGAAGGGACGGACGGATGAGAGTTCTTCTCGGTCTCTCGGCGCTGAACTGGACGGACCGCGCTCAGCAGTTCATGTTGTTTCGGTTGACGGAACCAGACGGCGACCCGCTCGCGGAACGGCCGCTGTTCATGGCGGCAATCTCGCCGTGTCTGAACACCGACGAGCCGAAGGAGAAACAACAGCCAGGCGCGTACGACTGCGGCGTCGCGTCATGGGGCGGGCCGATCGAGTTTAAGAGTACGGCGCTGTGTTGTTTCATACACGATCCAGGCGTCGAGGTTCGGACCCGCTGGCAACCGGGAGGGACGGATGAATACTGAGGTCGTGAGCGTCGGCCTCGACGGACCGATGGCGATCTGTGTGAAGTGTGGAAGGCCGTCACATCTGGCGGCGGTTGGCGGGGACTGTCTCGCTTGTACGATGGGCTGGAAGGAAGACGAGGACGCAATGGGACCAAAGGCAACGACAGCGGCGGCGGCGGCGAAGACACCGAAGACGATCAAGAAACGGAGCGCGGTCGCGTTCGAGAAGAAGCTCGGCGAAATGATCGAGGCGGCTCAGGCTGAGGTCGCGACGGCTCTCCAGGGGATCGACAGGGCGACGGGGATTCACGCGCTCGCGCTCGCGAAGGTGAAGACCCTCGAAGACACACAGGTCGCGCTCGCGGCGACGGCCGAGGAGAATCCAGAATGAGGAGAGTCTCGAAGGAAGTCCGGTCGCTTCGCTCGAAGCTCGCGGTCGCAAAGAGGGAAGCGGAACACAATCTCGAAACATGGTCTCGTGAGCGGGAGGCTCGCATGGATCTAAAAAGCCAGGTCCGCAACGTGAGCCAGATCGCGACGGATGCGATAGGGGTCGTTCGTTCGTATCGCCACCTTGATCACTTCGCGATCTACACAGCGGACGGCCTCAGCCTGGCGCTCGACCGCGTCGACGTCGTCGACCAGGCGATGACAGTAAACGAGGAGAAGCGAGACTAATAATGGGAGGTACAATCAAGGCGGGCATGAAGGGAGCGACAGCGGAGTTCCGAGCGCGGATCACGAAGGTCGCCGACGACGCGACCGAGAAGGAGATCATCGGGTTCGCGCAAACGATCATCCGAGGTCTACCGGAGACCAAGCGACTCGGCTCGCTACAGGCCGCGCTAATGCTCGCGGCGCACGCGTTCGGGGAGTACGGCGCGGCGGCGGCGGTCGCGCTGGTTCAGGAAGAGCGGCTAAGGCAACGCGAGGGCGACGCGTATCCGGCGAAGACACTCGAGCGAGCGAAGAGGGGGAAGTGATGGGCGGACCGTGGAACGGACGAGGCGGCGGGAAGGGACCACCGATCGTGATGGGGATTCACCCCGAGAGCCAGGCGGGACTGAAGGCGCGCTTCGACAACCTTCAGGCTCAATTCTCGGAACTCTTGGAGTGGAAGCGGCACAGTATCATCGCGATCGCGGGACTCGTTCGGGGGGTCGGCGAGGTCGTCGACCAGGGCGAGGTCGCCGAGGGCGATACGCCGCCTCCGGAGCTGAAGCGGCTCGTCGTCCCGGCCGAGACGATGAAGGGGATCGACGGGGACGAGCGGGTGTTCATGAACCTGAACGGCGAGACGTCAATCCTCACAGTGACGGTTCGGGATCAGACCGAAGCCGAGAAGGCGGCACAGCTCGAACGGCTGAGGGGGTCGGCGATCGCGAGGCCGAACCTCGTCCTCCCACCTGGCGCGAAGCTCTCCTGATCGGTATAGTGGGCGATGTAGGACGGACGTTGCGGACGGAGATCGGAAACCCGAGAATCGACTAGAGGGTTCGCGACGGTGAACACAGAGGCGCTCGATCCGCTCGACCCCTCCCCTCGATCTCTCTCCCCGTTCACCCGCTCCAAGAGAGGGATAGCGCCATGAGCAAATCCGATACCTACGAAAACTCCGTACTCGACATTCTGTTTCGCGCCGTTGCGCTCGCGAACATCTGGGACAACGCGGCGGCGTCGCCGAACACCGATATTCATGTGTCGCTACACACGGCGGACCCTGGCGATGCCGGAACACAGATCACGAGCGAAGCCGCGTACACGTCCTACGCTCGCCAAGCGGTCGCTCGTCCGGCTGGCTGGGCGGCGGCGTCGGGCGGCTCAACCTCACCGGCCGCGAATATCGACTTTACCGAGGCGACAGGCGGCGGGGAAACCGAGACGCATTTCATCTGCGGGAAGCTCCTCACGACAGCGGGCGTCTCGTTCTATCACGGGACGGTCACGCCGAACATTGTCGTCTCGTCCGGCGTGACACCGCGACTCACGACCGCGTCGACGATCACCGAGGCCTAGGTACCTAGGAACCGTGGCACACTTCGACCCGACGCCGCGTCGCGCTGTGACCTGGGAGGAACAGGTCACGATCATGAGGCGGAACAGCGTCCTCCAGATCATGATCGGCCTTCGACATACGGAGACGGTCGACGGCGCGATTCGCGCACAACGGGCGGAACTCGCGGGCCTGTGTCGGCCGCTGGTTCTCCAGGCGTGCGAGCGTCGGGTCGAAGAGCTGAGGGGGACCGAGCGCGACGGCGGTCTCGGTATGAAGATCCAGGTCACGGGCGCGGAAGCCGTCGACCCTGATCAGAAACAGTGGGAGCGAGATCATCATGACGAAACGTGAGAAGCAAACGATCACGAAGGACGACGTCGGCGTACTGAAGATCGACGGGGAAGGGAAGCCTCGGATCGTCGCGGCGACCGGCGTCGCAGTTGGCCGCGCCGCGACCGGATCCAGTCCCCTCGCGAAGATCGTCGAGGAAGCGATGGTCGACGCGGTCAAGAAGTGTGTTGCGGAGGGCGAAACCGACCCCGAGATCATCAAGGCTGCACAGCTCGAGGCGCGACGGAAGGTCCTCGGGCGGTAGGGCAGAAACCGTGCCGTTGTATCGGAAGATCGGGCCGCTGAACCCAGACGGGACCGGCCTCCGGATCGAGTTTTCCCATCCGCATCCGACAGCACTCCGGCCGCAAATCGTCACGCTCGACCGGCTCGATGTCCCCGGAAGCGTCCGGAATGGGACGCTATCCGAGATTGAGGTATGGGTCGACCAATGGCTCCAGGACCGCTTGTCGGTTGTGGTCGCCATCCCCGACGATCCCCTGAACGGGCAACGCGTCTGGGAGGCCTACGCCAAGAGTCACGTCCGCAGCAAAAACCCTTTTCTGATCGACGTCACCATCAGCAATAGCCCGATCCCGTGAGAGGCGACTGATGTCAGACGTTAATATACTGACCGGGTTCGAGACAGGCGATCTCGGCGAGGTTGAATCCTCGACGGGGACTGTTGAGGTCTCGTCCAGCACCTTCCGCACCGGGGCGTTCTCCCTCCGCACCAACCCGACGACGACCGGGACCGGGTTCGTTGACCTCGCGGAACAAGCGGCGGGAGGCGGTACGGTCCAGTTTTGGCGGTTCTATTTTCTAGTCGCGGCACGCCCATCTGCCAACGATGAGCCGTTCTTCGTCGCACTTAGCTCCAGCGGGACCGAGTTATTTGAACTGCGCCAAGACAGCGCAGGGCAGATCAACGTGTATCTCCCGACTGGCGGAGCGCTCCAGGCGAGCGGCACGACGGTTCTTAGCCTCGACCAGTGGTATCGCCTTGACGTGAAGTTCGACTTAAACGCAGGGGCCGGGAGCGACGACCAGGTGTCCGTTGAAATAGATGGCGCGGCTGAGCACACCAATATCGAGGCGGCGTTTGGCGCTAGCGCATCACTGGGGGCGTGTCGCTTGGGGAAGGTCGCTGATCGTAACGGTCAGGGCGTCGACTTCTTCTTTGATGATGTCATCTCTGGCGATGCCCCCGGCAGCGTCTTTTTCGGAGCCGGTCAGTGCATCGTGCGCCAGCCGATTACAGGGGGAACCCCTACCTACGACGCGTGGAATAAATCCAGCGGGTCCGACGTTGGTCCCTTATGGGACGACACTCCACCGGATGGGGCCACGACCGAAGCGGACGCGTCAGATACGGGGGCGAATACTCGACAGACGGCGGACATCGAGGACTTCGATGCAGCTCAAGCGGGGCATGGTTCCGAGACCATCGGGGCCTCCGACACGATTAACGCTGCGGCGATCATCTTCTCAGCTAATCGCACCAACGGGTCCGGAAAAACCATGAACTCGATCGACCGACGGAACTCGATCGATAACGAGATACAGGTCGATGGTTCTCTCGCGGTGGCCTACCAGATACACGGCCCCGCCACTTCTCGCGCCTACGGGGCCACACCTGCCTCTGAAACTTTCGCGAATATCAACATCTGGCAGATCGGCGGCAACCGGGTGACGAGCGGCGCCGGTCGCGACTTTTTTATTACGGCGGTGTGGGCGATGGTCGACTACACTCCGGCCCCGCCCTCTGCTTTTCCGATCCGGTCGGCGCAACTAAACCAGGCGGTGAAGAGGGCGAGCTACTTCTAACAACCATACGCGCCTCACGGACGGACGAAAGGAGGTTAGAGAAGGAGTGAGGAATGGGACAACGGCTAACGATTTTCAATGGCGCGGCAAACCCGACGATCGCGATCCCCGGCGTCGACTCAACGACGTCCCTTCGGACGATGCTCCAGGTCCAGGCCTCGAAGAAGTTCGAGGTCGTCGAGTGGGGATGGTCGGGTGATCTCTCCGCGCTCGCGGCTCCCGGCGCGGTCGAGCTGATCGATACCGGCGCGATCAACGCAACGGTCACAGCCCATGTGGCGTCGGGGATCAACAAGACCGGCGACCCCGACGCGGAAGCGGTCGACACCGAGCTTCGCGTCACACTCGGAACGGCGGCGACCGGATTCACCGCGACAGCGGAGGGAACCGTCACGGCGGTTCGCCGTTTCGACCAGCAGTACATCATGGGCCTCAATCAGTACGTCAAACAGTGGCCTCTGGGCGAGCGGCCGAAGGTGGATCACGATACCAACCTCCGGATCCGGAACACGTTCGCGGCGGCGGTGAACGTCGTCTGTTACGTGATCATCAACATCTGATCATCGAGTAGCGAATGGCGATCTTCGGACGCGGTCAACCGTTCGGGCCGAAGACTGGACTCCCTCTCCAGCTCTTCGGCGGTCCCGACATTCAGTCCGGCGCGATGTCGTCGGCTGGAGCCGGAGTCGGGACAGGTGTCGGCCGATCGATCGTCGCCGCTGTCGCGAGCGCCGCTGGCGTCGCTGTGGTGGCGTCGATTGGGATCTCAACTCACGCGGCGACCGCCTCCAGCGTTGGCACTAGTGTCGCGACCGGAATCGGCCGATCGACTCATGCAGCGGTCGCGGCGAGTGCTGGTGTCTCCGCGAACGCTGGCGTTGGAGCCAGTATCAGGTCCGGAGTCGGGTCCTCGGCCGGAGCCGCGACGACAGACGGTATCGGGATCTCCACACACGCCGCCGCCGCCGCCAGCGCGGGGGCTGGAGTCGGGACCGGCGTCGGGATCTCGACAGCGGCGGCAGACTTCTCTTCAGATGGGGTCGCGACCGTCTCAGGGGACGGTGAAGCGGGTCGACTCGCGGTCGCGTCATCAGACGGCGTCGCGGCGGTCAACGGAGTTGGCGCAAGCGTTCGAGCGGGGGACGGCTCCTCAGACGGCGTCGGCACAGCTACAGGTGTCGGTGAGACAGGTCGACACGCGGTCGGCTCTTCAGACGGCGAAGGCGTCGCGCTTGGAGTCGGGATCTCGACTCACGCGGCCGACGCTGCTTCCGCTGGCGCTGGTGTCGCGACCGGAATCGGGCGCTCGACTCATGCGGCGGTCGCCTCCTCTGCTGGCGTCTCGGCGAACGCTGGCGTCGGAGCCAGTATCCGAGGCGGGGCCGGGTCCTCGGTCGGCGTAGCTGTCGGAACTGGCGTCGGGAGGTCGACACACGCCGGAGACGCGTCGAGCGACGGGGTTTCGACGAACGACGGGGTCGGCCGATTAACTCACGCGGCCGACGCCTCCTCGGACGGTGTCGCGGCTGTTTCGGGCGACGGAGAGACTGGACGACACGCGGTCGCCGCTTCAGCGGGCGTTGCGACTGTCTCTGGTGTCGGTGAGGCGCTCTCAGGCTCCGAGGCGGTCTCGAACGGTGTCGCGTCGGTCTCAGGGGTCGGCGAGACCGGGAGACACGCTGTCGGCGCTTCAGCGGGCGCTGGTGTCGCCTCAGGCGTCGGGCGGTCGACTTATGGGGCTGTCGGAGCCTCGAACGGTGCTGGTGTCGCGACAGGGGTCGGGAACGCGATCTGGAACGGCGTCGGCTCTTCGGACGGCTCGGCGGCGGTCTCTGGTGTCGGTGTCGCCGTTCAGATCGTCTCAGCGACCGCGTCGAGCGCTGGCGTCTCCTCGAACGACGGGGTCGGCCGGTCCACTCACGCCGCTGTCGCGTCAGCGGCCGGGGAAGGGGTCGCTTTCGGCGTCGGCGCGCCTCGTGTCGCCGGAGACGGCTCCTCTGATGGTATCGGGACGGCGACCGGCGTCGGAATCTCCACAGCGGCCGGAGACGGCTCCTCAGACGGTGTCGCGGTCGTCACCGGGATCGGGGAGACCGGGAGACATGCGGTCGGCTCCTCGAACGGCGCGGGAGCGGTCTCCGGCGTCGGCGCGTCGATACGGGCGGCTGTCGCGTCCTCTGACGGCGTCGCGGCCGTCTTAGGGGCCGGGAGGTCGACTCACGCGGCGGTCGCCGCCTCCTCAGGCGTCGCGACGGCCTCAGCGGACGGTGAGACCGGGATCCATGCGGTCGGCGCTTCAGCGGGCCTCGCGACGGTCCTCGGGGTCGGTGAGGCGAAGGAAGTCGTCGCCGGAGTTGGGTCCTCGGACGGCGTCGCCGCTGTGAGCGGTGTCGGGCGCTCGATTCACTCGGCCGCGATGAGTTCGGCCGGAGTCGGGGTCGGATCGGGTGTCGGACGTTCGACAGCGGCGGCTGTCGCCTCCGCGAGCGGCTCGGGAGTCGGAACAGGGGTCGGGAGGTCTACTCACGCCGCGATCGCGTCCTCAGCGGGCGCTGGCGTCGGATCCGGCGTCGGCGAGGCCATCGTCGCTGGCGTGGGGTCCTCGAGCGGCGTCGGAGCTGTCTCAGGGGTCGGGGCGAGCATCCGAGCGGGCGTCGGGTCAAGCGCGGGCGTCTCGGTGAACTCCGGCATCGGGCGATCGACTCACGCGGGTGTCGCGAACGCGAACGGCGTCTCAGTAAACGCTGGAGACGGCGAAACGGGCCGACATGCGGTCGCGGCGTCGAATGGCGTCGCCTCTGTCTCCGGTGTCGGCCAGGCGCTCCTCTCGGGCTCGGCGGCGTCTTCTGTCGGACTCGCGACGGTCTCTGGAGTCGGGATCTCGACTCACGCCGCTGTGATGGCTTCAGCGGGCGTCGCGATCGCGGCGGCGACCGGACAGTCGGGCCAGGCGCTCATCGAAACGCCGCCGAGTTCGGATGTTCCAGCGAGAGACCCGGTCGCGAACGTTCCAGCGCTGGATCCGGTGCGAGTCGTCCCGAGAAACGGATGATATAGAGTTCTAAAAACAAGAAAGGGAGAAGAAGATGAAAACACGAACGTACGTCACGATCGTCGTCCTGGCGGTGTTTGCCGTTGGCTGTGAAGAGGCGATCCCTATTGGACCGGATCCAATCGAGATTGACGTCGAAGTCAACACGACCGTGATCAACGACCACGATGATCACAGCGGCGACAAGGGCGACGACGATAGCGACAGCCAGAATCGACGCCCGGTCCTGATTATTCCGCCCGACCAAACGAACGACGCGGGTGACCAGGTCTCGCTCCTCGTTCGCTGCGTCGATCCCGACGAAGATGACACGGTCACATTCAGCGCGTCCGGTCTACCGAGAGGACTTCAGCAAGATTCGGGAACGGGGCTAATCTCAGGCGAGATCACTAGCTCATCTGCTGACAGTTCGCCGTTTTCACCGAGCCTGACTTGTTCTGATGGAAGGGCGTCCGATTCTGACGTCTTCCGATGGATAGTGAACGCGTAGAAAAGGGGGATCCCTGATGAGAGTCGGTTCACAGCGGAAGGACCCAGACTCGATCTCACTGCATACGATCAACTGGGCGAGATGGCTCGCCAAGCGTGGGAGCGACACGATCGCCGCCGCTGTGTGGACGATCCCGGCCGCGATCGGTCCTCTCGTGTCGGAGAGCTTCACCACGACCTCGGCCAGTGTGAGACTTCCGGCGAAGGGAGTTGTCGGCGTCTGTCACGATATCGAGGTTCACATAACCACGGCGACCGGCCTCGAGGAAGACGCGGTTCTGCAGATCCGGATCACGAATGAGTGAACGCCTTCGCTACTGGCTGGCCGGTAGGTGTCGAACTGATATGTATTACTGGATTCGCCGCGCTGTGTTCCCTTCACGGTGGGAACAGTTCCTCGATAGAATCCTCGAATAAGTTGAGGCCTCGCAACCTTTGAGGGCATCGACGGCGCGCCTCCCATAGCGGTACGATCGTACGGACGGAGGACCTTTCCTATGAGCGACCTATCAGATCGAATAGATGCCGACCTGGAGCCAGCGGCCGAGCCAATCGGCCGATCCCGTGTTACGTTCGCGAAGGATGCGATCACAGCGAAGCGCCTCGCTGAAGGCCTCCCCCTATGCGACGGGAGCGGGAAAATCCCAGGTAGCGCGCCTGGATCGGTTCGACTGTGTCCAGGTTGCGCCGATTGTTCTCCTCTCGAGCGGCGGCGGCTGGCGATGGACAATATAAAAGATCGGGCCGAGGGCATAGCCACACAGTACACAGCGGCGCTCGACTTCCTCAGGGACCAGCGTCGGCGTGTGGTACCTGTCGACGTGACCGACGCGCATGAGATACCACAGGCCGACCAGCGCCTCGCCTGGCTCTGGCTCACACACGCACAGGACCACATCGCGGTACGCCTCGACGCCTACCTGAGAGGGGGACACACACAAGGCCAGGAGGCAGGAGCTGTTCTGAAGAGTATCGCTCTCGGTTTGGAGAAGGCTAGTCATTCCCTGTTCGATGCTGCTACCAGGTTGAAGGATAAGGGCGATGCTCATGGTGCGTCGATCACACACCAGGCGAGCGTCGAGATTCACCAGCTGTTCGAGGAGATCTCCGGCCTATCCCCCTCAGAGGAGGCCGATCCCTAGTGCCGATCCCTGTGGAGGGATCCCCTCCAGTAACAGACGAGCCAAAGCGAGAGCCGAACCCAGACAAGATCCCTCCTCCCTCGCGCCGTCCTCTCCAGGTCAGAGCGATAGCCCTCGGACAGCTCATCCCCTTGATCGCCGTCCCCTCCGATCCGGATGGCCGATCCTGATCCCCCGAGCCATGCCGGAAGCCCTGAAGCGACAGTGTCCGACCCCAGGATGCAACGGGAGCGGGACGCCGTTCTGTGACCGATGCCGGTCCGAAGGCCGATCCCCTCGAGCCGGACGCTCGAGCGCACACACCAGGGGCTACGATGCCTGGTGGAAACGCACAGCGAAGCGACACCTGAGGCGGTATCCCCTATGCGGCGATCGCGATGAGCGGATCCCGGATCCCCATAACAGCCTGTGTGTCGAGCAAGGGCGGATCACCCCTGCGACTGACTGCGACCACGTCGAACCGTGGAGAGGGAACGAGAAACTTCGCCGGGCGAAGCTGAACAGGCAGAGCTTGTGCCGAAGGTGTCACCAAAACAAGACAGCACGCGAGCGGGCGGGGAAGTCTGGGAGGGGG